ATACTGCCTTATTTATAATATATATTTTTAATATTACAAGAGAGAATATAATCTTTCTCTAACTCTAGTGTCTTACTCTACGTTGCAAAAATGTTGCAATTTGTTGCAAGAGTGTTGCATTGCAACAAAAGTGATACTATTCTATCATTTTGTCTTGTCCGTAATAAAATTATCATTCTTGAAATTTTGTAAAATTCTTACAAAGAATTTCTAGGTTTTTCACAAAAAGCCGTCAAAATTTTTTAACCAACGCCACCAGATATTCCTTTTTCAAAAAAAACCTGTTTATTTTATCCGGTGCATCGTGATTTTCTTTTATGAAATTTTCAGCGGCTTTTCTTACCGCTGCCGCATCCGCCTTATTAATATAAAGTCCTAAATTATGATTTTTACCAGAAAATTTAATCTGTGCACACCATTTGTCATTCTTTTTATAATAATAAACGCCCTTTATACCGGATGAATTATTTTTATTATCTGGTGCGTTGTATGAATTTAAACAACTACCGTTTTCGTGTAGAAGTTTTCTACGGGCGGCGCTGATCGACTCCGTGGCACATTCGCGCTGGAGACAACCGCATGACTGCACATAGCCGCCAGTTAAACGTGACGTGATATAAAAACATTCATTGCCACATGAACAGGCGCACCGCCATAGTGTCCGCCCGTTCTTATCCTTACCGGCTTTTTCAACGACCTTAAGACGCCCGGTTTCAAACCCTTTCAAATCAACCTTTTTCATTTTTTTATCTCTCATTTTCAAGACGTGCCGCAATGTATTCCAGCACCTCTTCTTTTATCTCTTTCCATGTCTTACCTTCAACATAAATATACTTATCGCAGCTCTCCCCGGAACCCGTCGGGGAATGATCTGAAATTCTCAGATCAAAGCTGTCAACATAATCGCCGTTCTCGTCCTGAATTTCGACATTGATATAATTACTCATGCCGTAACATCTTGATGCTTCATGATAACATGAGACGTTTTTAAACTTTCTTTCAATCTGTCCCGGCAATGCCTCACATCTTTTTTCAAGGTATGATCTGCATGTTTGGTATCTGTTTTTTAAAATATCAGCGTCAAATTTCATTTTCATTTCCTCCGTTTTGGTGTTTTCCTTTGAACTGATATTATAATACACCATTAATATAATTTTGTCAACACTAATTTTAGTGCTAAAAGAATTTTATTTTTTCTTCATCAGTCGGGATAATTTCCAGCACGTCTGACGGTTGACATCGTAAAATTATACATATTGTATTAAGTGTGTCCGTCGTGATTCCTTTTCCATTCCGTAAATTCTGCATAGTTGCTTGGCTTAAGATCTTTTCTTTTCTAAGCCGCGCGCCATTATATCCGTGCGCTGAAAGTTCTTTTAAAACATCAATTTTATAAGAGAACATTTTTAAAAACCTCCTGTTTATATTATGCCTTCATTATATATAAACGTGTTTTAAAAATCAATATAAAATTTTTCAAAATAACACTGAAATTAGTGTTGACATACACTGAAATTAGTGCTATTATAATCTCAACAGGAAAACAAAAAAACACAAAAACAGGAGGGAACGATCATGAAAGTTAAAATTAAAATTGAGGGAAAGATAAATGATACTTACACTTTTCAGCAACCAGAAGAGGGAAATATCCTTGACGAGCTGGATGCGATCATCGAAGAAATGAAAGCCGGAAGAATTGAGAAAGTAGAAATTGAGAGGGAGGCGTAAACATGAGAGGAACAGGATTATTTATTAATTGGGAATCCGGAAATAAAAACAGTAATGCGATTCAGGAATTTAAAAAAAACGGCATCAACTGGGAATATAACCACTTTGGAACACTTACAGCCGACTTTTACGGCATCGGGATTTTTGAAAAGGTCGATTTTGAACATATCCAAGGCGATGTGTTTGAAATCTGCATAGCATAGTCGAAACCGCCCGCGCGGCGGTCTGGTGTAGGGTTGCAACCTTGCCACTGATGAGACAAGCACACACAATGAAAGGATGGTTGATCTTATGGCAAAATTAGAAGAAGCCCAAAAAGCATTTTTGAAAGTTAGGGATTATTTTTTAGAAACTCAGGAAGATTTCGCGCTGGCGAAGGCGTATAGCAAGCCCTGGAAGTGGTACAGAGAACACACAATAGACGAAGCGATCGAGATTTTAAGAGCGGAAGTAATCGCATAAGCAAGCGGCGGCGTTTTCCGGGGTTCGATTCCCCGGCTTGCCTTTACCCGGAAGGGAATTTTATTTTTTAGGAGGATTCAAAATGACTTATCCGAACGGAGCACAGACAGTTTTTCAAATCACATGCATGGGAAGTGTTTATAGCGTTGAAGATAAATTTTTCAGAAATGACGGCAAAGGGACAGACTTTGAAACGTTTGACGATGCTTGGGAAGTTTTCAAAACGCTTCCCGAATGGGAACAGAATGCTGCGGAAATAGAGGAATTTTAAGCCGGAATCATCCCGGCTTTTTCCAGTGTCCGGATATATTGCAGCTTGACAAGCCGTGCATCCGATAATATAATGCGCTTAAGAGAACGCGCATAAGCCATTTTAAGGCTTGTACAAGGCTATGCAGTGCTTTTATATATTTACAGCACGAAACGTCTGTAAATCGTTTTTGCGACGTTGCAAGCCTGTAAACACTGTGTTCATCTTGCCGCGTTGGCATCCGGCAGCATGTCAGACAATGCCGGCCTGCTGATCACAGCGATGTGCACTATCCCGGCAGCCCGCCGGGGTGTGAAAATTCTGATTTTCGATCTCAAAATCGAGTCATTTTCCAAGAAGAAAAAATTCAAAAGTTGAAAAATGAGATTCAAACTGTAAAAAGACAATATGCACAGTAAATTATTATGCGTCATTTCACAGCTTGTGAAATATGACTAATTCGTTCTCTTCTCTTTCTCTGGCTCTCGGTCTGTTTCTGTTTTTTCTGCGATTTCGTTGTTCTTGTTCCCATAAAATTCCTCATTCACTTTCTGGTTTCGCGATTTGTAATTTACAATCTTTACATCGGTGCTTAATTCATCCGGTATCTTCCCGACGATCAACACTATATGCGGTTGCAGCCTGTCTGTCATTACTTTGAATCCCTCGCAAAACTCAATCCGAGCTGCCTTTGCCCGCACTCTTCCATTTGTGCATACAGCAATCACACCACCCTTACTGTACCCGGCAAAACAAAGATCATAATTATCTTTGTCCGGGATGCCTACGGACGGTATAACACTGATTCCGTTCAGCAGCATGTAATGTGCAAGTGCATGGTTCCGGTACACGTTATACAGGTTCAATGCAAACGGCATACCACAATCGCCAGTAGCAATACTGAAATCCGGCATACAGACCGAGTGGAAACACTTCAAGTGCTCTAGGTATTTATCCGGGTTATTCCACAGTCTTTGAAACTTTGAATCGTCAATATAGAAATTCACATTCAATTTTCTATGCCCTTTTATCTTTTGTGAAAAGCTCTCTCCAAAATCTATGGAGTCCTCCGGCAGATAATCCAAACTACATGCCGGGACAATCGGGATCTGATATTTTTCATCAAGCTCCGCTCCATAGATCATATATTCTTTCATAACATCAAAAGATGTATGACATCCATTGTACAATACTATCACCCCAAAAACATTTTACCATTTTTCTTCTTGACAAACAACTTCTTTTGTGAAAAGCAAAGAACGTGCGGCGTAATCACTTCTGCTTAGTTCATTTATCAGCTTTTCCCTTGTCATTTCCGGGTTTGTTCTGTGAATATACCGCAGCAATTCATCTATTTTGTCCACTATGCTGCCCTCCAATCAATGTTTGACATCAGATCATCCAAAAGATAGATCAAATCAGTACCGTACAGGCTGATCCAGTCCGCAAGATACTCTTCCTGCTCAATCGGCATATGAATGTTATAGGAAAAGCAAAAACAATGACAAAGTTCATGAGCCAGTATTTTGCGCAAATAGCCATTTTCTGGTTTATCCGAAACATATATTATCCTATCATTCCAATCAGTCACAGCAAGGCTAATAGAGCCATCAGAGCGCATTAATTTATGACTTGCGCCGTGAACAAATTCTATTTTCCATTCAATACCATTTATAAAAAACATTTTCCCTCCAAACAAACAGGGGCATTTCTGCCCCTGCCATTACATTTTGGAAACAAGCGTTGACAGCTTGCTTTTTGTCATTGTGCGCTCTTCCGGCGTCATGTCGGAGATAAGTTCCGCCATATCCTCCGAAAGCTCTTTCATGTATTTTTCAAGGTCATGCATCTTTGCGTCCTTGTCCTCCGGCGTATTGCCCTTGTGAAGCTCTTTGCTTTCCATGTAGCTTCTACGGCTCATGCCGCTTTTGCCCTCTCTGCGATCACGCATTCCACCTTCTGATGACATTTTAGGCTCGGTGTAATACATTCTGCCGGAAGAAAGATCCATATCACGGTCGTGTTCCATTTCCCGGTACATTTCCGGTGTCATGTGCCAGTAAGGCGGCTCGTCATATCCTCTCCGCGTTCCTCTTCCCTTTGGAGCAAATCTGCCGTCTGCATACCGGTAACGGTCATAATACCGTCTGCCGTCACCGAATCGATCAAACATTTCCATTGTTTCATCTGCACTGGATTCTTCCATTGCTTTCATCAATGTACGATAATACATTGCTTCTGCAAGGTCTTTCATCATATCTGTAACCTGTCCCATTTCGCATGGGTCTATATTTTCAATTCCTTTGTCAATTTCGCATTTAGCACATTCAGACAGTTTTTCAATCATGTCGTGCATTCTCATAATATCCATAAAACCGCCCTCCTTACGCTTCCCGGACTGCAATTAAATTGCTGTTCTGAACTTCGATTGCCTGCGCAGACGTATTCTGTACCGCTACCGTAACACAGCAACCGCGAGGGACGTCTACATATGCCTGCGCCGAAACGTTAAAAAAGTTTTCAACTGCCGCCGGTGTAACAATCATTCGAGTTGACTGCAACGGTTCTCCGTCAATTGCAATAGCCAGTGAAATAGCTTCAACTGTGCCACCGGTAGGAATTTGAATGTTTCCAGAATAAGATACCAAAAATCTTGCCCGGCACTGATTTGTAAGTCCTCTCAATTTAACAATGCCGCTTCCCTGTCTATGAACAATACATTTTGTTGCGCTTGCCGGAGTTTCTGTAAATGCCACATCTTCTCCCTGCGCAACAGTTTGAATTGCAATTCCTGTAAATTCTGCCATAATTATTTACCTCTCTTTCAAAAAATAAGGGCAAACATTATAGTCTGCCCTTTGTGTTTATAAGCAATACTGCACAGCAGACATAATCAAGTTAAACTCAATTAAGATACTCAATTATTCAATTTTGTGTAGCAGCTACTTTTAGCAGCTACATCCTGTGTTACATCCACAACCATACGCATAAGCGTTAGGATTTGGCACAACATATGCCGGGATTGCAGCCGGATTTACAGCGTTGATGATCTGCTGGGTCTGCGCTGACATTGCTGTTGTAAGCAATGCAGACTGGCGATCCTGTGAAGCAGCTATTCTTAAGTCATTATTTTCTGCCTGTAAGGAAGAAATCTTTTCCTGACACAGGTAATCAAGGATTGCCCTTGTTCCTGCCTGCTGGCTGTCAATAATGTCTCTTGTGTTGCTGTTCATGGTGTTCTGCAGTGCACAGGTGTTCTGCGCCATATTGTAGTTCACACCCTGAATAGCTTCCCTGGTCTCGCAGCAGCAATTAGCCAACTGGGACTGCAAAGCATTCTGCGCCTGCATAAGTGTCACATTTGTGGTATTAAATCCCTGCTGTGTCTGGTAGCCAAGGTTGCAGATTGCATTATCTACGCCGTGGAAACCGTTCATGATAGCCGTGTTCTGTGCGTAAAATCCATCACAGAGACCATTTGTGATACCATCTAACTTTCCGATGATAGCCTGCGTGTCAAACCCACGCTGAATTGCAGAGTCGGTGTATGCAGATGCTGTCGCTCCCATACCTCCGTTTCCTCCCCAGCCATTGCCGCCAAAGCCGCCCCAGCCAAAGATCATTGCGAAGATAATGATAGCCCACCAGCCATCGCCGCCCCACATACCATCATTGTTTCTTCCGTTTCCTGTCACTGCTGCAATATCAGCAAGACTAGGCATTGCATTTCCATTAAACATTTTGTTTACCTCCATCTGATCTATTTACAAATGGGATAACCGGTTATTTTGCGCGCACCCCAAAATGTACTAATGATTAAACATGCTCATAACTTTCTGTTTTGCTTCATCTACCGTAATTCCTCTTTCTTTACAGAGATTCTCTGCCATTGTCTTAAGTCCACCTGTATCTCCGCTTTGATACATTTGCATGGCATTTTTTGCCATAGGATTGTTTTGAATCTGCGGAGAATTCATCATTTGATTTAACAATAATTGTGCCGGATTCATTCTGGATCACTCTCCTTTTTTACCTGTGAAGTTTTTCTTTGACTGCTTGGAATTTTATCTAATCGGTTTTCTATCTGTTCAATCTTCCCAAAAAGTTCATCAAACTTCTGCATAAATGCACCTGTGCACTCGTCTGATAGGTCAAATTTCAATTTTTCAGTATCATGCGATAAATTGCTAACAGTATCATGCGAAACTGGCTTAAAAACGATTGTGCGAATTGTGCCATCTGCGTTCCAACTTTTAGCGTATATTTCTGTCATATCCTGTTTTGGGAAAAATGCAACGCTGCCATCCATTGGCACATCATTGGCAGTGATGTTTTCTACCGCCGGAACTACTTTTCCATTTATGCCAAAAGTTTGAACCGGGATCTGCTGCTGAATTTGCTGCGGTGCCTGCATATAATTTTGTGTATTATCAATGCGTGGCTGATTCATATACGGATTGTATGCGTACTGCTGCCCGTATTGCTGCATCTGCTGATTATAAATCGGATTCTGGTATGCTCCGCTCATATTCATCCTGTTTGACCTCCTCTAAAACATCTTCTATTGCGTGTATGATAGACGACTGCGTTGACAAGTCCAAGGACTGTAACTCTTTTCTGGCAAAAATTTTTTCAAGAACTTCATCTGAAAACACCACCATCCCTCCCTTTGATTATATTTTTGCATAAAAAAAGGCGGCAAAACCGTCACGATTCCGACAGTTTGCCGTCAAAAAATACAAATCGAGTAGGAGGGAAATCTGAGTGATTTCCCGACCTCTCACACCACCGTGCGTACCGTTCGGTACACGGCGGTTCAGTCAACTTAACAAGTAACACACCTTTCGGTGTAGTAATCTAACATTGAGATTAATCCAAAACGGGTTAGTCTTTCTTTTGTAACGGCTACATTCATGGCACCGCCTTGACAGCAGTGTGCGATTCTCGCACCATTATAAGCCGTTGAGTACGCTAGTTTCTTATATACCCCTAGCTTTATTAAGTTCTTCGCGCGATTCTGTGGAGTTTTCCAATGTTTCCATATACACATGCGCAATCGAAATCTTATGCTTTGGTCGAGCGTGGCACATAACACCTTCATACTACCTATTTTAAAGTAGTTAATCCACCCTCTGATAAGCTGATTAAGTTTCTCAACCTTATAGCTGTTACTAACGCCCCAGCTACGACAAGTGAGTTCTTTCATTCGCCTCTTGAACTTTGCTACTGATTTTGCATGTGGTTTTGCCTTAAATTGGTGTGCTCTTGAATCAAAGTAGAATCCGAAACCCAGATATTTCAATCCTCTTGGTCTATCTACTTTGCTCTTGGTCATGTTAACTTTGAGTCCTAGTTTCTCTTCAATAAAACGAGATATGTTTCTCATTACACGATTGGCAGACATTTCGCTTCCGACCATAATAATACAGTCATCCGCGTATCGTACAAAGTTAAGCCCTCTCTTTTCCATTTCCTTATCAAGTTCATTCAGCATGATATTTGCCAGTAATGGTGAAAGATTTCCTCCTTGTGGTGTTCCCACAATAGAATCCTCATACTCATCATCAATCATGATTCCACTGACAAGATATTTCCTAATGATAGAGATAACATCTCCATCTTTTATAGTTCTGCCTATGATGGTCATAAGCTTGTCATGGTTTACTGTGTCAAAGAACTTTTCCAAGTCAATGTCTACAATCCAGTCGTTGCCCTCGTTCATCATATCAAGTGCTGTCAGGATTGCCTGTTGTGCACATCTGTTCGGTCTGAATCCATAACTATGATCATGGAACTGCTCCTCATAGATTGGTGTTAAGACCTGTGCAATAGCTTGTTGTATAAATCTGTCTGTTACTGTTGGCACTCCCAGGTTTCTGAAACCGCCATCGGGTTTTGGTATCTCCACTCTCCGTACTGGCTGAGGTTTATACTTTCTTGTCCTCAGCTGCTCCTTAATGATTTCGCCGTTCTTTGCAAGATGTTCCTTAAGTTCTGTGCACTTCATTCCGTCCACTCCCTCTGCACCTTTGTTTCGTACGACCTGCAGATATGCTCTGTTGAGGTTATCGCTAGATAATATCTGCTCCATTAGACTACTTGTGTCCATGCGTTCTTTCCTTTCCGTCTCGCTTGATTTGACCATCTTTTACCCGATTGGTTACGGCAGATGTTATCTCTTCTGCAATACGAGACATACTCAAACTTATTGATTGTTCGCCCCTTTGCTCCATCTCTATTACAGAGACTTCTTCACTACTATGGGCTCGGCTGACTTCTCACAGTTCGTTGTTACTAGGCTAATGAAACCCCTGTGAGACCTCCACGCTTAAGGTGCACGCTCTTTCCTCTCATCTATCCGCCACATTTACTCGTACTTCCAGCAACTTTAGGACTTCATCTCTTTTGGCAGACTTATCCGTATTTCCGAGCCTTATATGTGATTTCTGTCCGTCGGACCAAGAGTTTGCTTACAGCTTCCTTCAGATTCCACCTCACGATGGACACCCTTGCTGTTCTGCTATACACTTCCTCGTTGCCTAGGCGTGTTCGGGACTTTCACCCATTAGAGCGCGCCCATGGCGCGCAAACCAAAAAAGAACGCATTAAGCGTCCATACATCCGTTCGTGTTACCTTTAGTGTTACCTTTGATTTTGACCTTTAGAAAAGACACCATTCAAAAACTCCTTTCTTTCAGTAAAATCAAGGCTTCACAAGGTTTTCTTAAACAAAAATAAAGTAGCGGAAGGGAGATTCGAACTCGGTATCAATTCTCTCAAACCCGCATAAATACTGAATTTCTTTATCTCCAAAGGTGTTACCTCGTGTTACCTTTTACATTGATAATGCTTTTGCAATATATTCCTGCATTTCACTCTCTGTCTTGTTATTAAAATAGTAATGATCGAGAGTTGTTCTGATATCTGTATGCCCCATTTGTGTTTTTATTACCGATTCTGGAACATTTCCATCTATCAACTTTGTTGCATATGTCTTTCTTGCCTTGTGAATTGAACGTTCACCAATTCCTATTCTATCACATATCACATATAGCCGCCTTGTAAATGCCTGACCTTTTATTCGTTTACCGTTTTTCATAAAAATATATTGCCCAAATGGATTGAGCATTTTTATTTTTCTCATAAGTTCTTTGGTATCTGCGGTAATTATAACATCTCTAAACCCGGCATCACTTTTAGGAAAATTTTGAACATCAAATACATATTTGCCATTATCATCTCTATATCTTATTTCTGTCTTTGATATATGTATCTTATTTTCTCCGACATCAGACCATGAGAGGGTAGATATTTCCCCAACTCTCAATCCTGTTTTAAATGCCAAAATAATGCCAAGTTCTATCAATGTAGGCTCATCTTCCATTACAAATCGTTCAATTAAAAGTTCCTCATCCTTAGAAAATACCAATTCGCAGTCTGACTTATGGTTCTTTTTAAATGACTTTTCCGAAATTTCCAAATCACCCATAAAACTGGTTATGCTCAGGCTGGTATAATGTTTTTTCTTTGCATATTTGAAAATTCCGTTAATCAATATCCGCATATCAGAATAAGCTTTTTGCGTAAGTTCCAGTTTTGAAATAGCTGTTTTTATGAATGATTCCAATATTTCTTCATCAATGTACCGGATTTTTCTATTTGCAATCGGCAAATACTTATTTTCAAAAAATCTTTTAAAATTTGTCTCGTACTTGTCCTTTGTCTGTCTTGTTATTTCACCATATTCAAGTTTTTCAGAAATCCAATTAGAATATACCTGAATAACTGTAGGTTCATCCTCCTTGGCTTTATAGAACTTTACTATTTCATCTTCAATTGCTTTTTCAGATGTTCTCTTTACAAGTCTCTTTCCTCTCTTATTATCTTCATCTGGCAAATATGTGTAAAACTTTCCATCTTTTCCTTGCCAAATGCTGTAAGTGTGTTTTTCAATAAATTTTTTCCTTTCGTTCATTTCAATTTTTTTCTGAATGGTGTCTATGTTGATAATACCATTTTCGATGGCAATATTCAACAACTCACTATTTGAAAGATTTCCCGTTTAACTCACCTTCTAACTTTTTTACTTTCTGTTTAATATCAAAAATTCTTCTTTCCACTGTTCTTGTTGATACGCATAGTCTCATGGCTATTTCTTTTGAAATAAGTCCACGGGCAAGAAGATAAAATATTTCTTCTTCCTGCTCCGTGAAATTGGCGTTTTCAATAATTGTTTCAAGCTCTGGCTTAGTCAGTTTTGAAAACTTCATAAGCCACTATCCTCCAATATTTTATTCTTTTCCCCGCCAGATTTTCGGTGTACCATCAGCGTTGAGCATGACGACATATTCTCCTTAATCTGAACAATCCCTGATATCATCTACGTCTCATGCCAAAAAGCTGTCAAATACTTCTGCTACTCTCTCTATAAGGTCTCCATCATGTCCATTCTCTCTCATCTGCTCCGAGAAATCTTTCTGTGAGCACTCAAGTAAACCATTTTCCAACCTTGTCCATTCTTTTCTGTAAGTTATTCCATTCAATTCCAATGTTTCATTAATTCCGTTTTCTGTCAGTTCTACCGTATATTTCATGTAATTCTTCCTCTCTTTCTGCATTATATTTCTTCCATGCAACAATTTTGCTTCTATAAAAATACTCTGGATCTTCACTAAAGCACTTACCTCTTCTAACAGAATGTCCTTTGCGCATAAGAGTGCCAACAAATTCACGCTGTGGCAAAAGTAAATTGTCGTTTGCTGACAATAAGAAAACCTTTGTATCTAACGGACAACTGTCCATGTCATAATTCCAATCCATCTGTGCCCCTCTCTTTCCGTATCATCTCCCACCCGCCGCACATACTACTGCGGAAGGTGGTATGATGATCGCTTGGTTTTGTTATCTGGTTCTAAAATAAACTCATCTGGTTCTCGTCGTACTGGTAAACACGTCCGGTTGTGATTCTTCCCAACTGGCATAATCTCTCCACCCGTGGTTTCTGCTTAAGATTTGCCATATAATTATTATCCACTTCCGGCGGTAGGGATAAATAACATTCCTCCGGTAATGGCAACTGATTTTCTGTGCAGGTCTCGCGGATCTTTGACTGATAATAAATGATGTGATTTCTAGTCAGATTCATGTTGCAGCCATCCGACCAGAACGGATCATTACACCCGTTCTGATTGATAACTTTCCAGTGTTCTATTTCTCTGCGGATGCACTGGCGGTACTCTTTCACTTTATCTTCTGCTGTCTGTATCATGGCAGCACCTCCGAAAAATTAAGTTTCATCTGTGGATCCGGCTCATAGTTCATCCACACCGTTTCCATCCGTGGCTTTCCGTGCTCCGCACAGCTTGAAAACTGTTTTTTCTCCCATCCGTTCAGATAGTCGTTATACATTTCTGACTCATAACCAGAAATCATAATCTTTGCTTTGCTCTGCAATAATGTTTTTAATAAATCCTCATGATCGGCATCTGACATCTCATGTTTATACTGCTTTCCCGCTCTGGTACCGAGCAGATACGGTGGATCAATATACATAAAAACATTGCTGTAGTTAAATCTCTCAATCACTTCCAACGCTGGGCGATTTTCAATCTGCACCATCCTCAAACGTTCTGCTATATCAATGATCCATTCCGGCAGCCGGTACCAGTTCCATAATGCATAAGCTCTTTCTCTGCCCTGTACATCATTTTTCCATCCTACCTTATATCCATTCGTTCGGAATCCATGCCCCTGCCAGCACTGGATTAAAAATCGTAATGCTTTATGATACGGTTCATCCGGCATCATCATCAACTCCCATGCATCCAGCTTATATGTATCCTCATATTTTTCACGACTGAACGGTGTAGTCATTACCATTCTGGCCAGACGATCCGCATCTTCCTGTATGCACCGGAAGAGATTCACAACATCTTGATCCAGATCATTGATCGTTTCGATATCAGATACCGGCTTATTAAATAACACGGCCCCGCTGCCGAAGAACGGCTCTACATAGCTGTGATGTTCCGGTATCAGTTCAACCAATCGGGGAGCAATATTCCACTTACTTCCCGGATATTTCAATACTGTTCTCATTTTCTTTAAAAGGAACCCGGCGCGCCTTTTATCCGGATAGGTTCCGGCTCCTTTCTAAATGTTTCTTGTAATTTCAAAAATAATGCGTTATCATAAAACCCTAAATTATTTAGCAATATAGCTCAGTGGATAGAGCGCGCCTCTTAGAAGGGCATGGTCGCGGGTTCGAGTCCCGCTATTGATTACAACGCACCTAAGCAATTAGGTGCTTTTTATATATTTACACCATCCGATCTAATGGAAGCGAAATCTGCCCTTTGCAATTTCCGCCGACCGTGGACGGGTCCCATCCAACTCCAATGTAGTCTAAGACTTTCGCCCATCCATAGTCATTCCCGTCTTTATCCTTGCACATGTGGAACATCAAATAATCCCACTCCTTCGGATTGCTCTCGTAAAGCAGATCGAATCTGTGTGGCCGTTTTTCCATATGGATTCCAAACCCACACATGCTGCAGCCGGTACGCTGTGCCTTTGTCGTATAAAGCGTTCCATCCGGTTGTTTCTCGATGGTTCCGTAAATCTCTGGTATGATGCTTTCGGGCATTTCAAAACTTTTTGATAACCTCCCCTCTTTCAAGAGTTTTGCACGATACTTTTCTTTCAAACCAAGTTTCCACATTATATCCATCTCCACGGCAAGTGTTAAAATATCCTGTCGGTGGAATATCGCAAATGGTGCTGATCTGATCGTGGATGCTCCAAAATAGTTGCACCCATTCATCCGCAGGCTCCTGGCACGTCTGCCACCTTCGGATGCCATTAAACCTAAATACGGTACACTTTTATGTGCCTTGCCCCAATCGTCGCAGTTCTTTTCTTTGAGGTAGTAACAGCATTTCGCTGATACCAAGAAATCCGGCTTCTGGAAGTCGCATCCTTCTGTTTCGTTTTCATATCCACCGAACAACTTTAACCACCGCTGATTGAGCTGCATTTTTGAATCCTTCTGCCAACCACCATATTCCCCAGTCTCTCCCGTTATGATCGCGTGTCTGACGGTCTTATTCTTTTCTGTTGGATTCTGCAGCAACTCAATTTTCCCTGCGATCTCCTTAGATATGACTGGAAACCCGAATTCCTGTATAACTTTTGGCTTCGTCCAATAAGTACCATCATCCCTTTTTAATGGCGGTACATTAATAATTCCAAGAGCCTTATGTACTTTCTGAATTGATTTATCTTCTAGTGACGAAGCGCTAACGCCCGGTGCATTGATATTGCACACCTCATGCAGGAACAGGTATAAAACAATGCTGTCCAGTCCGCCAACTGATACATGGTAATTCAGTCCTCTACCATCACACTCATTGGCAAACTCTTCCGCCCTGATCTGTGCATATTTTCTTTTAAATTCATATGTCTGCTTCTCTTTCTGCATAAAAGATGCTATCTTTTTATATGCTCCGATCCGCTCCATTCTTTCCTGTACTGATTCCATTTTTGTTATGGAGTAAAGACGTCTTTATCGCCGGCCGGCAAACCTCTTACTCCTTTCGATTTACTTCAAAATTTCATCTAAGCAGGCATTCCAGCCTTCATCTTTCGTTTTCAGATTAACTGTTCCCCAGTCATCGTTTTCGTAGATAATCGTATCTTTCTTCTCCGGCAACTCCCGGAGCGGACACCAATCCGGTCTCCATGATTTTTCATGTTTCGGATTGTATTCTTCTAATCCGTCTTATTACTTCGATAAAACTTGTCAGTCGCATCAAACATTGCATTTCTAGCATCTTCAAAACCTTTTACATATGCTCTCATTTCTGTGAGGTTCATAGCTTCATCCGGTTGTATCATTGTTTCGTCAAAACTATTTAAAATTGCTTCTTTATCTTCTCTTGTCACTTCACTCCACCGCCTTTCACAATCTCGATTGCCTTATCGATAAAATAATTTGGGTCATAATCCTGCAATGGATCTTCACATTCTTTTCTAAGTTCTTCTAACTGCTCCACAACCTTGTCCGGGTCATAGGCTGTCGGATAATCACGCAAAGCGTAAATTACGTCTTGCATATCCTCCGCATCACTACACATAACCGATCTTTCAAACGCATCTGCATCAATTAATCTTCCCATCGTTTGCCCTCCTGTTCCACGTCTCTGCCGCACGTTCCTTTGTGCTTCTCTCTGCGCTTTCCGCCCCACAGTGATAACACCTAACAACATAACCACTATTAAATCCTGTCATTATTGGTGGAAGAATGCCATTCGCTTTAAGCCAATCCATATAGCTTTGGTCATATGGATGCTGATAGCACATTACCGCTGGTTCCATTTCACCGCCACAGAACGGGCATGGCTTAAGTTCTTTACTCATTCTTCGTTTTCCTTCCATTTCTCACATGTATCATCCAGTCCACTGAAATCTGCACAGTGTTCACTGTCTCCATTGCAACAAACGCCCTCATATTCAGCGTAGTATTTACATGTACTGCAATATTTTTTTGTTATTGATTCACTCTCCGTCATGACTCTATCTTTCATTTCTGCCAATTCCTCCTGACTGAATTTTGTGTAACTGATTCCACAATTTGTAAATCCTCCCGCTCTATACGCTATGGTTCTCGGCATCCTACACCTCCAACAGTTCCGGGTTATCAATCATGTTTCCGATCACTTCAAAATTCTCTGAATCAAAATCATCCAGTGCATCGTAGTCATCACAGCCCGGCTCATTCGCACACCATCCGTTTTCATGCCACACGACACGCTTTCTCGTCTCATCTTCTGGAAACTCAACGTCGATATGCCCTGAAAGAATATCATTCTCAAAAATCAGCTTACCGTTCTTATCAGGCATTGCGGTGCACTGGCAGACGGTTTCTGGGTCTACTTCGGCCATGTTCGGGATATCATTGATCATTCCCCATAGGATATATCTTCTCTCCCAGATACCATATAAATATCCTTGTATCCATTCGCCATTATCAATCCGCTTTCCACGGGATAAAAATCTATTCTCCATCACTCTTTCACTCCCTTCGGTGTTATCTTGATCCTCTTCACACAATCCGGGCAGAAATCAAACCCGTTCACTCTTGTGGTGCATTCCGTGCAGATTTTCTTATCACAGGTCATGGTATAACTTTTAAATCCGCTTCCCCGTGCATGTGTAATAACTGTATTTACAGGCATGTCGCACAGCAAAGTTGATTCCTTTTTTTTACAGAACGGGCACAGATCATCTTTCGGTATATGTTTAACTACGTCTCCCATCACGTTCCACCTTTTTTCCTTTGCAAAATCCTCTATGTTCATGCACGGAGAAAGAAATACTTCCGGTCTGCTTCATGTAAGTCAATTTTTCTCCGGTCAACTCACATTTATGTTTACGTTCGTTTAAATACTGACATCTTCCATCACAGTACATCACTTTCCCCCTCCATTTCTTTCAGCTTGGCTTCGGCTTCCTCTCTGGTAAGGAATATCCTTTCGCCAATGTCGCACGGTAAATAGCAACTCTCACCCATATCAGTGTCATTTATAGCATCAATTCTCATAACAGTTCTGTCTTTATGAATCTGCTTGATATATAACTGGATAACGCGCATCATAATAACTGGCTCTTTCGCTCCTTTATTTACCCTATACAAAGTATCTCCAACCTTGCACGGCAACCGCAGAAGTAATCCCTGCTCTTCGGCTTGCTCTCTATTTGCAAGTCTTTCCGCAATCTCTTCCAGGGCTTTGTATCTTCCATCTTTCGCAAGCTGGGTAATGGTAATTCCCTCATCATCCGGTAAATCTGCTGGATGAAATAAAACTTCTCCATTCTCTGCCACATATGTTAATCTCTCCATGCTATTCCTCGCTTTCCCTGTACGGCTCTGGCAGCGGCATCCAAGCCACTATCCTGTAACCATGTATTCTTACTAAATCACACCACCATTTTCCATCGGTTGTGTGCGCACTAGTTGTAACCGTTCGCCCGGCATCATCGGCCACTGTTACAATTACCTCGTCTGATTTTCTTTCAAACATCGCAGTGCTCCACTTTTTAGTCCCTTTAAATTTTATGAACATGCTATCATGTTCCTCCGGCAGCCTCTCACTGCATGGAATCCATCCGCTTTCCTGCTCCAAAATCCTGTTGATTTCTTCCTCTGAAACCACTTTTGTTAGTGGAGAATACCCGCAGGCTTCTGTTGCTGCCTCAGATATCCGGTTTTTAATCCTGCTTATTTTCATTCTGATCCTCACTTTCCGGCAACATAGCATATTTATAGCTACTCATTTTACCGTCGTATGTGCTCCATGACGTTTTTCCGTAATCCCATGTATAAACCGTTTCATCTTCATATTTTGCAAAATGTTCTTTGCTCCACGCAAAAAGTTCAGAATCTCTGACCAAAATCGGTGTATCGACTGGAACTTCGCTCCAATCAACATACTGGCTGTTCGCCCATTCTTTTGCTTTTTCTCTGCAACGACCAGTATTTCTAATGTCATTATTGCAAAAATCACATTTATCGCAGACTCCCCTGCATTTTTCCAGTTTTCCATTAATTAACGCAATATTGCCTCCTTCACATGCAATATTTAAAATCTCTTCCGCATATTTTTCTCTATTCAGCATCTTTCTTCTCCTTCCCATACCGCAACTGATACGGCACTTCTTTAAAATCTCTCAATGCATCCGGGTTTTGATGCTTTGGTATTCTCGTCTGACGGTTTTCCATCTCTGCTATGATTCTGCGTCTCTCTTTGCTTTCTCTGTGCAATTTATACCTCCGTCATTTTCCAAGACTGTTTACAAGCTGTTCTGACCTCGTATAAGCCTTATCCAACAGTTCTAAGTATTCACTAAAGGAAATCTGTGCCTTTTCAGATAACTCCCTCGGATAACGCTCTAACAAAGCCTTGACGCACTGTTTCATGTCTCCAAAATATCCGATTGTTCGAACACTCTCTTTTTCGTTGCCGTCCTTATCCTGTCCGGCATATCTCTGTCTCAGGGTGTGATTCAGAGGATCAATCTCCACAAAATATCCATCCTGCAGTTCCACAGTTAACTTGTCCATCAACCATTCCTCCTATATTTCATACGTCTTTCCGATAAAACGCTTGTCAATGTACTTACATTCCCATTCCAGCACGCTTGCGATCCCCGTCATAGTTTCATATCCGGTAGCAAGGCAGTTAATCAAATATCTGATTCTCTCATAAACCTGTCTGATCTGATTTCCCGAAAATTTAAACTGTGTTTTAAGGCAGACACCCAACATAGCAAAATAATTAAATACCTGTGCCAGCAAAAACTTATTTGCCTGTATCATGCAGTTTGGTGCAATCTTTCTCTCTACCAGATAAAAACTCTCACGATACGGAATCTTATTTGTTTCCTCTCTCACGTCAATCTTGCATTTATCTTTCAGATAAAAACCAAGTTCCTCGCCTGTCGTTCCATCCTTTGCATTCTCCACATATGCATCAATGGTCTGCTCAACCTTTATGATTCTTTTGTGTCCGAATCCGAACTTATCATGCAGTGCCTGATATGCCATCATACGGATGTTATAATAGGATTCCTCTATCAGATAATCCGCATTGCTTGGTGCCTTGGCGTGTCTCTGTATTCCGATCAGTTCACTCTTGGAATATCCAAGTGGCTGCATCCGCTTTTTCTTTCTTGCCAGTGCATTACTCATTTGCTCTTCCATCTCCTCTCTACATCCTCAAAATGGCTAAATACAAGACTTTGAACATATTTTGATATATTTGTCCGTGCATATTTTTTAATTAGCATTTCCCCTGCTTCCATCATTCCTTGGAACCACTCATCTTCGTTATCAGCTTCATAAAACTGCTGCCGGAATTTATAATAGTCATTAAAAAACTGCCACTCCTCCGAGCCTTTTTCAAATTTCTTACTTGCCATAATCATTCACCTTTTAATCAAATGGTGTGCTGCCACATACTTCTCGGAAACCGTCTTTCTGTCGCATCCGTGCTTGAATCTGTTCAATGGTTTCGGTTCGCTCGATAAATCTCATATGATCGCCGTCAAATTGGAGAACTTCTTTTAAATGTGTTCCCTGCCTTTGCTTTTCAATTTTCCATCCCTTATATTGACCATCCTCATCAAGATTCCATAACAAGATAATGTTTGATGCATCCTGCTCAACGTCTCCGGATTCTCTCAATTCTGCCATAGTTGGCTCTTTTGTTTCTCTCATCTCTGATATTCGATTAAGCTGAGACAGTACGATAATTGGCACATGCAGTTCCATAGCCAAGGCTTTGATAGCTTTTGAAATATCTCCGACCTCGGATGCACGGTTACCGAATCTTCGATCAGCCTTGATTAACTGCAAGTAGTCAATCACGATCACATCATATCTTTGGTGCCTGCATTCTGCCCGAATTTCACTTACCGACTTCGCGCCGGTTGAAATAGTGATGCTATACCCGGAAAGTGTTTCATTCGCCTTGTCGAATGCTTCTTTCTCCCCACCAAGAAAAGCCTTTGCCCGGCGAACCCTTGTTAGACCGATTTCAGACATTCGAGAAACGAAACGCTCATACACCTGTGATTCGTTCATTTCAAGGTTATAGTAGCCAATGTTGTAATCCTTTTCTGCCATCTGCCCGATCATTTGCGTAACGATTGCAGATTTTCCAACTCCCGGTCTTGCGCCAATTACAGTAACGTCTCCGCCTTCCAAGCCGCCAAGGCAATCATCTGTTCGATAAAATCCAGTTTTTATCAATCCCTCGCCTACATGCTCATTGAAATAATTCCCTTTATTTTCTGCAACAATCTGCTTCATAGTTTTTGAGTGAACGGTTTTGTTTTCTTGGATTTCTTCGAGTTTCGTGAGAACTTCAGCTATAGAATTGTCAATATCACACGGTCTAAGGCTCACTCCTTGAAAAATTTTTTTTGTTTCTCTTGCTCGCCAATCTTTAACAACTGCATCCGCATAACTTTTTATTGCCGTTGAGACTGGGGTGACAGAAATGCATTCTTTCAATTCGCTTGCAATTATTTCCGGCTCCCATTTGTGGTTTTCAAGTGTCTGAGACAGTGAAACGACATTAATGTTTTCTCCACGATCATACATGGCAAGCATTTCAGCAAAAGTATCTTGGCAAAATTCCGTACTAAACATTTCCGGCTTTAATTTGTTATAAACCTTGTACATGGAATCATTGTCAATCAATACACATCCGATCACTCCAATTTCTGCTTCTGTCAACTGTCATCACCTCGCTTTCGTTTCTCTACTTGGCGAATCCAGTAATCGCAATCCTCTTTCAGCCAGTCTCCGTATTTTGGTATGTAGCGATAATTCGTATCATCCGGATTCTTCTCTATATAGTCAGTAACATATGCCACTGTAGCCTCATATATCAGCTTTGCAACGGCTTTTCTGTTCGGTTCGATAACTTCTAAAATCTTGTCCATCCATGCTACCTTGGCAGACGTTAACGACGTTTTCTTTGGATATGCATTGATCGTGTATTCCCATCCCCATTCCGCGTCAAAGTCCAAATCAGATGCAGGCACGCTTTCTTTTGTATTTTCTTTCTCTATCTCTATATCTGTATCTATATCTTTCTCTATATCTATCTCTACATTGCAATTTTGTTGCAAAATGTTGCACTCCGTTGTTCCACTGTTGCATTGCAACGCTTTTTGTGCATTTTCCCTAGATTTACGACTTCTACGAGTGCTTGCCGTCTCGCTTCCTAGGTTATCTTGCACAAAAGGCATAAGATACTCGATATTGTCGACTGTCTGGATCAATCCGCAGGAAAGAAGATACTGAATCGTAACTTGAACATTGATTTCGTCCTCATCAATATCAAGGGCGATCTCTTTGTAAAATTCATCTTCCAATCCGGAATATTCCAGATAGCCACCTTTTTTCAACGACAACAACTGCATCTTAAGATAGATGATCGTATATGTATCGCCACCAGCCATCTTTCGGAGTTTTTTGATTCGTTTGCTATCAAAGAAATCATCCATCAGTTTAAGCCAGTAATACCGCTTATTCTCCGCCATTTTCACTACCTCCAAGCAATTCAATAACCTTTGCCCCAGCATCTTCCGGGCGACAAAATACGAACTCAACGCCATACTTAAGTTGCATTGTCAACATAGCTTTTGCCAATACCTTGCCAGATGTCGGCTTTGTTTTCTGTAGCGGTACATTCAGCCATTTTCCAAGTGTGTGCATATATGCAATATTGTTATACCGGTCCACTCGAGGATTATGCCATGTAAATACATCATTGACGGAATACACCTTGTCTGTATTTTCAATAAGCACATATAGCTTAATTCCGTTGTTCTGCGCCAAAATACACTCGTCACGGAATCTCGGATGTGCTTTTCCACAGATATTCCCTACAATTTCCTGCATGTCCTTTTTCGTGTCAACGGAAACATCATATGTGCCAAGAAAATCCATCTTTTTAAGTTCCATTTTTCTAGCTGATTTTCTATGGATAACATCCGCTACCTTGTCTGTGGCAATTATGTAATCTCCAACCGGCAATGGTGCACGCAAGACTTCCATATCGTGGCTTTTGAAATATCTATTCTTAAGGATATGCAAGCCCTCTTTCTGTCCTTTATCCTCAATTATTAACACGTATTCTCCTTTCTGGCGGTCACTTTCAGCAACCGCCAAAGGTATCTCATGGCTTTCAATTTAGTTTTTGTGATATATTAAATTCCTTGCCAAAACATCAGATACCGCATAAATTGGTTTCTTTTAGGCAAATACCAAGGTGTTACAACCTATTTCAGTTTTTCAAGATGCGCAATATTGTCCTGTGCACGGTCGAGATTTCTTTTTGCAAAATCCGCACGTCTCTTTTCTCTTGAAATGAACGTTTCAATCGCCGCATTCCTGCTTTCTTCCAAGAATACGATTGTATTAGAATGTTCAATAAGATTGCCAATGCTCTCTTTATTAATTCTCATACCCTTATATATACAACCGGTCCCACGTTCTAAGGCGGTATATGTCTTAGAGCATTCCTTTGCTTCAAATACTTTTTCTTCCAGCTTTTCACCGCAGAAAAAATAACTGTATAATTTCATGTTTTTTCCTCCCTACGAGATCACAGTAAACTGTTTCAGATGGTTAATAGTTGCTATATATAAAATTGACCGGTCAAAATTATTGCTTGTCAGAACGGACAAAGGTTCATATCAACCTCTAATCCTTTTTCTGCAATATAAACATTTGCTCCACATCTAACTGTTTCTTCTGTCTTTTGTTTGAATAGTGCGGGATCTCCGCTTTTATCTGATAAGTGAATTAGAACGACATTTCTCAATGCTGGGTTATCGTTAGTAGAAATGAAATCAAGTGCCGTTGGCAGGCTCATGTGACCTCGTAAGCGGTGCTCGTAGTTAGGCTCGTCCCTGTCAACGAACTGCATATCATAGTTGGTTTCCACCAACAAGTGAGTGGTTTTAGAGAACCTCCACCGGACATATTCCGTGTCTGATGCATAAACAAGTCTCCCGATTTCCGTGTGCCAGATCCAAAATCCATAGCATTCTACATCGTGTACTAATGAAAAAGGGAATACCTTAAACTTTCCATACTGGCGTATCATATAGTAATCCTCATAAGGCTGAAATACTGGGATTCCAGCTTTTTTATACTCTGGTATGTACTTTGCATGATCCCCATGAGTATGACTGACAAGAACCGCCTTAATTTTCATCACATTGAAATCCAACGCTTTCTTGACTTCCATGAATGGCAACCCGGCTTCGATTATTAATGCTTCCTCGTCATTCTCCAGAATATAGCAGTTGCCAGACGAACCGGAACCTAAGACTTTAAGTTTCATCTCTTCACCCTTTCCGGATTCACTTTTCTTGCACATTCTTCACAAATGAACATATTCTTGTGATTCCTGATTAAGGCAAGATATGGATAATCCGTAGATTCAAACTTTTTCTTGCATGAAAAACACTTATCAAGTCCACCAGATTTCATTCCAATCATTTCTCTTTTTAAGATTGTATCTCCAACAGACATTTCCCATTTCGCACAATCAAATATGTCATATGTCTTGGTTGTAGTTCTGTTAATTTTCATGTAAAAAACTCCTTTCTTACATCAACAATACCTCGTGTCTGCTTTATCAACTTTCGGTTACGCTTTGCTCTCTGCTCATTGTCACAGATAAATTGCTTGCAAATTTCCGGTCGAACCGGATAGATTCTGCATTTCTCGCAACTCTTGTCCGTGTCAAGAAAAGGGCAGGTCATATCATATGGTCTATTCGCAGTAGGAAGCAGGTGCTTACATTCTTTGATATGGTTCTTGCGGATATATCTGTGAATTGCATCTACTTCCTTTCTGCTCATTGGCAAAAGGTTGGAACAGCAGTTACCGCATTGGCTACATTTTCCATCTTTGCAGAAGTTATAAATATTATCTTCCATTCCTTTCTGTACGGATTCTAAAAATGATATAACTTCCATAGGCTACTCCAATTCTTCCTCTGTCGGAAACTGGAAATAAAAATTCTGATGATTCTCAAATTTAATTTCCGATGGCTGATTGTCAAGGCTTGCATATATGACCTGTGTATTGCATTTTTTGAATACTTCATTAACTTCTTCTGTAGGCTCAACGTTCTGAAACATGGCAATACTTCCTGTATACGCAATTCTAAGCATTTCCATAGCTTTCTTTGCCTTTTCTTCCGTGGAATATTTAGCAACAACCATGTCACTAACAAGCTGTTCAACCCCGGTAAGGTTCTTATTCAGAAAGTATATATCTTTCTGAAAGCGATAAATAATTACCTGTTCATACGGCAAATCAATCGTGCCGTCCTGTGATATAACTCTCATGGCAACCTCCTATCTGAAAAACAGAAACCACACCAAGGCCGCGAATGAATCGGTGAGGGCAAGCAGAAATACAATGACAAGCACCCATCTTCCAAATGTCATTTTAATTTTCTTGCCAATGGCAGCCACAACCTTTTCTTCTAACGTGACATTCGCCCTGACAAAAAATCTCACAATAAAAAATGCTATCCACAACAGAATTGCTAACTTTACAAAAATCATGATCCATATCCTCCTAATCTTTCATAAACTCCGGCACATTCTCGTCATTCTCAACAACTGTCTCTACCTTTTCCGGTTTATCTGCCATCTTTGGGTCTTCCACAGTTTCGGAAACTTCCGGCTCAACAGGGAAATCCTCTGTGTTTGCGTTTTCAGATATTTCATGCTTAACCTGTTCCTGCAAATCTTCCATCGGATATTCCTTGAAATCGTTGTCCTGCATTTCCTCTTTCGTATACAGTCCCATTGTCAGTTCCGGACAATTCAGACTGGAGAAGAAAGATGCGGCACGATACCGAAGCATTAACTGCGGCATGGTTTTCCATTTGCTACCGTTCTTGCCAAGCCAACCCTCGTCTTTTGCCATATCCATATTTACTTCCATGCCCTCAACCCTGCGACCATTTTTCATAGTCCAAGCCGTACATGAGAATGGCTTGCCGTTCTTGTCCTTTGCTTCGTCAAATTGCAATTCCATATCAAATTTTTCGGAATTATTGATTGCGGCAATCAGAAATTTACTGCTCCAACTCGGTCTGCCCTGAATAACATACAGATTCTGCATGACCATTAGTGGACTAACTCTTAACCGCTGTGCCTGTTCAATGGCAATCAGACAGTTCGCATCGTTCTTCTGGAATGTCTGCGGAACGATTGTGGAACTTGCCAGTGCCTTTGCCATCTGCATTGCCATGATGAAATTATCGGATGTTCCGAAAATTCCAAGACTGTAATCTGTAACCTTGTTGTTGCTGTGTGCAACCTCTTTCTTTTCCTCTGATACTGCTACTGCTGTGTTCTCTGCCATAATTATTTTTCCTCGCTTTCTTTCCTTATTGCTTTTTTAAATGCTCCATTTTTAAGAAATTTCAAAACAAGATTAAGTTGCATATTCTTGATAACCTCTATGTGCTTTGTACTGTGATACCACATTACCCATTCCTGTTTCAAAAGTTCCTCAATGCTTGTAATCTGCTCACCCTCTGCGAATTTTCGCTGACTCAAAAGGTATTCCCTGTGTTTTTGAATTTTCTCGCATTTTGTACACTCTTCGGAAAAATACCTTGAACAATGCTTTCCATTAAGGTTTAAAGACAATGCACAATATCTACATGGATTAACTCTCATCGTCACCACCGCTTTCCAGTTCCTCATATTTCTTCACAACCGCCACCTTATCAGCACCGTAGGTTTCCACCCACTTCATATCCACGGTTTCATCTGTAACTGTCAGCTTTGCACCTTTGGCATTTACAACCGTGTCACCGGCTTTCACAGAATCATCGGTGCGGTATGTATAGCTTCTGGTGCTGTTTGGAAATTTTGCTTTGATATAATTCATTCTGATACCTCCCCAAATTAATCTTCCGGTTGCTCAAAGGAAACATTTATTGGCATCTTCCAATAGGATTCTGCAATATCAGAAAGCGATTTCAAAAATGATGCTGCAATGCTTTCTTTAAAATTTGTACTCTGCAACTGTTTTCTGATTTCTTTTGCAAATTTCTCTCTGTTTTCATTGATATACTTTTCAATTTCTTCTTTTACTGTTTTTTCAATAGTATTTTTTGCAAGCCAATCAAAGTATGGCATCGCACGCCAAGAATCCTTTTTCACGAACTCGCCCGTGCTGTCCACATACCTATCTGTCATCTCATGAATAGCATCACGAACTACAATTTCCGGATTTCCCAATGCTTTTACAATTCCTGCATTTACTTCTTCTCTAACTGCCGCTTTAATAACTTCATCACTAATGTTCAAACTCATCATATTAGCCATTTATTTTTCCTCTCTTTCCGCTACTTTCTTTTCCTTTTCAAATTCTTCTTTACTGCAAATCAATAATCCACCAATATAGCTATCTGGCTTTATGAGTAATCCTGTAACAATTTCATTTGGCATAGCGATTGTCACATTTCCCCATCCGTCCTTGCCACTATGAGCAGATATGATATTGGATAATGGGGAAACCTTTAAGTCCTTGTTATTCTTCTGCGACATTCGTTCCATTATTCCTAATGTTCCAATGCTCATCCTACACACCCTCCACTTTCAACTGCTTGTCCTCTGAAACACTCAAAAGAATTAACTGCGTATCAACGACCGGCACATATTCGTCATTGATACTTTCTGCACCGTCAAGGAAGATTGGGACATACATATCAAAGAACTTCTGAAAACTGTTGCAAATATCCAACTTTGCTTCAATTTCTCTGCCAGTGTTTGTCGTATCTCCGAATACCTTATAAATGCCGGTTTCTTCATCAAGTACCGTAGGAATACAAACTTCCTTATATTCTCCGTTCTTCTGGAAATCGAACAACTTCCAACGTACAATACCGAAATGCTGATTGATTTCTTCAACAAGCAGCTTATTCTTTCGTTTTGAAACTTCTTTGAGCTGATAAAGAATCCTCTCGGCATCTGCCTTTGCTTGTCCATATTCGCGTTGTTTCTGTTGCATATCTGCAATCTGCTCATCAATGCGGATATTATTTTCAGCCTGTGCGATAATCTTATTCACTTCATCAAGCTGTGACTGAAAATCTGATTTCTCGGCTTTCAGTTCACCAACGACACTGTCTGCGCCCTCTGATTCCAACTTTTCGATTTTGGCAAGAATCTCGTCATGTTCGGTTTTCAGCTTCACATATTCCTCATTCTGCGAATAATCAACTTCTTCCGGAAGTTCTAATAACTGCTTGGAAAGTTCTTCTTTCTTCGCAAGTGTTTCCTGCTCCTGTTTCTCCAAGGATTCAACAGACTGCTGCAACTCTGCATTCTTTTTGGTCAAATCCTCGATGATGCGTTTCTGTTCAAAGCCTTTGGATTTGATATTTTCCATATTTGAATTTGTCTGTTCAATAAAATTCCTTTTCGCATCAGCAAGCTTTCTAAATGAATCTTCCTTTGCTTTTTCCTTTCTCGCTTCAAAATCTGACTTGATCTGCTCGATTTTATCATCCGGCAGTTTCTGTCCGCACAAAGAGCAAACAGTCGTAGAATCGTCAAATACCCACTTAGATTCATCGAACTGATATGGTGCTTCATCAAACGCTTTGGCTTTCTCCGCATTGTATTTCACGCCCAGAGCCTTACGTTCAGCATCGGCATCAGAAACAATCTTTTCGTTATCTGCGATCTGAGTTTTTATGTTCCGAATCTGACGAAGCACATCATCGACATTTCTAACAGTATCAAAAATGGCATCATCAAGTTTTCTGCGTTTATCATCTAATTCACGGCTCATTGTCTGCATGATGCCGGACATATCGAACTGCAACTGCATTTCTCTGCTTCTCAAATCTCCAATGGTACTTCCGGTATTTGCAATCTTACCGTCTATCTCCGCAATCTTTCTTGCCAGATCAGCCTTTGCCAACTCCTGCTCCGCCACATCAATATCAACCTTTGCTTTCTCCAGACCGATAATCTGATTAGGAATCACATCTAACTGTTCAACTGCTTTCTTCTTGGAAGCATTGTTCATGGCTTCAATCTCTTCAAATTTGTAGGATTCAAGCAATTTGGCAACATCCGCAGTTTCTTTATTCATTTGCGCAATCTCTAAATCTGTTTTTTTACTTGCCATAGCAAATAATGATTTTCTCATTTCATCCTGCTTTTTCTTCAACGACAAGTCTTTTGTAAATACATTCGGGTGCGAACAAATGAGGAATTTGTCAAAATCAAACCCTAATTCTTCCAGATATGCCTTAAAATCACGTTCTGTCTTAGGCACAGAATTAATCTCATATATATTTGTGATCGTAACTTTTGAAACTCCATTTGCATCCGGCTTTCCGACTTTGCGTTTCTGCATCTTGGAAAGAGTAATCTCTTTTCCGTCCACATCAACATCTGCAGTAACGGTTGGAATGCAATCTTCTATATTGTCCGGTCTAATGTTTGGGTTACTTACAAGTTCATAGTTCTTATCAGACATCAGCCAGTACCACGCCGCCCCGATTGTGGTCTTTCCTCTCCGGTTCATGCCGGAAACCCTTGTTGTCTTTCCGAATTCGTATGTCTTATCCTTTACACCTTTGAAATTTTCAATATGGAGCGATTTTAAAATCATTTTCATTTTGCTTCACACTCCTTTTTCTCTCTATATTTCTCAAATGCCGCATCAAGAGATGTTTTATCTTCAACATATCCGAGCGCAGTTTCGATCAACTCTGAATTGATTGATGTTGACTTTGAACCAAACAACTCAACATCTTTCCTGTGCTCGTTTGCTATCAATTTGCAGGCTGTATGTAACTTTGTCCTGCTTGCGATCAAATCTGCATATTCCTCTACCGGAATTGTAATCATATTTTCTGCCATCTTAATTTTCCTCCTCTAATACATTAATTTTGCTTACAGACACCTCGTAGGCTGTCCGCTGTTCCTCTGTTCCATCTTCATATTTCTTGATGTACCCACGACTCTGAATACGTCCAATAAATTGCACATGAGTCCCAACCGGAAACGTAGATGCAAATCTCGCATTCCTACCCCAGCAGATACATGGGATATAATCTGATTTTCCGTAGGAGCGGTTGACTGCAATCAAAAGATCTGCGATCTCTCTTTTAAGCGGTGTTTTCCGGTAAACAACATCTTTGCAGATGAACCCATCAAGCATGATTTCATTTTCGTTGTCATACTCATCAGTGATTATTTCAATATCACGAACAAAAACAGACAATATTAAACGATTTTTGCTCTTTTCGTGCCGATTAAAAGAACGTAATTGACCGGAAACGCTTATCACAGTTCCAATGCATTCCTTACTCACGTCAAATAATCTTTCTGAAATTGTCAGTGGAATCACATCTGCAATATCGCTTTTTCTGTTCACATCAAGAAACAGGTTGTAAAACTGTTCTCCATATACCTCATGGCTATATTCCGGTTCTGAAACAATTTTCCCGGTAAGTAAAACATTATTGTTTTTCATTTTTTCATCCATATTTGATTTTCCTCTTTTCTCGTGCTAAAATAGGCGCAAATAGCTTATGCTATTGCTTGAACTGGAATCATTCAGCTTTGGTCGGTTCGGATGATTCCTTTTCTTTTTCTTTGCTGTAATCAGTGTCAAATGTGATATAGGTAATACCGTCATCGTCATCAGACTCACTTCTGTAATCGTAATCTACAATCTCTTCTGTATACTCCTGCCACTCCCCATCTATTTTTGTTCCTATATAAATAAGAAGCAATCCAATCAATATAGGTATGGCAGTAACCGGATACTCCGTTGCGTCAATGCAGATGCAAAACAGAAAAACAACGGTGCCGATCATTTCAAATACCTTTGCAAACTTCTTCATAGGCACCTCACTCCTGCCACTTATAGGAACCGTTGACAATCTCCTCACCATACAAGGAAACAAAATCTGTTATTAATGCGATAAACTCTGAATTTGTCGGTTTTCCTTTTTCCACTGAAACCGTGTAACCAAAAATTTTGTTGATCGCATTTGTATTGCCATTTGTCCAAGTAACTTCTATCGCGTGCCGTATTGATCTTTCTACTCTCCAGACTGTATCGCTGTTTTCTTCTGCGATTTCAGTATAGAGTCCTTTAATAATGCCGATAAGTTTACTTCTGTTTTCAAGACATTTCTCAACCGCACTTATTATGTAACCGTAACCCTTAAGGCTATGTTTTACGCCGATCTGATCTAATGTCTTTCTTAAAGCAATGTTCATTTGTCTATCCATGAATACCTCCTGTTAATCCTTTCCAACTCCGTATCTGATTGCCATTTCTTTTACGATGGCTGTATATCCCTCGATCAGCTTCTTGTCCTCTGCGATAATATCCACGTAGGATAATTTGTCTCTTGCTGATTTACAGATGCCCTCGTCAGCCATTCTTCTGCGCTTATTGGTTAAGCGCTGTTTCAGATTCACACCCATCCGCTTTGATAACAGTTCGTAGCTTTCGGCTCTTACTTGGCTGTATGCCTGTCCGCCACCAAGTTCCATGCTGATTTTTCTTAAAATATTTCCGGTATCATCACGCCATGATGTTGTATCGAGTGCAACCACTTCTCGGATGCTCTCAACTCTTTGTTCCACATGGTTTAACTGCTCTGCCTGCCGTTTCTGTTCTAACTGCTGTTCTGCTACAGAATTGAAAATCTTCTGGAACATCTGCAACTCTGGTGATAACTGATTGAGGTCGATTACCTTTTGTTTCACACGCTCTTCCAAGGTCGTGAAATAATCTCGTGCTTCTTCTGCTTTCGCTCCATTTCCTTTCATAGAAAGTTTCTTTGCAAAATGGGCTGTGAGTTTATAATCATCAGCAAAATTTCCTCTGCTACTTTCATTCGCCATTGATGGCGAGTAAAAATAATCCTCATTTTCAGTAGCAAATTCATTGTCTACAATATTCGCTTTCGCCCATCTGGAATAATGGCTTTTATCCATTTCCAAGAACTCATACAACTTCTTTGCTGTAGTCATTCCGTTTTCATCAACACCAAGTGCAATTTCGATTGGTGTCTGCATTTTTGCTTGTTTTAACTCTTCCGTTTTCTCCAACTCCTTTCCGTGTTATAATCCTCCATAAGGAGGTGGTAACCATTAACAAATGTCCACTTAACGATTTTAGAGATTGCATCCGCGATTGTGCTTGGTATGTTTCCAGTTCTGATTGTTGCGCTGTTCATAAATTAAGTAATTTAAAAAGCATTAAAAATCTTTCAAAACTAAAATCTATCGAAAGAAACATATCTAGCATCGAATCAATACTCAATCGGCAGCAATCCTAATAATCGTTTCAGCAATACGGTCAATTTCGCCTGCAATGCGAATTTTTGTTTCCGTATCAGATGTTTTCTTGCTTTCCTCTACCAGTGTTTCAATTTGCTGGTGGAGGATATCTATTAATCCTTCAATGCTATGCGACATTCTTCTCCTTTCTATGTTATAATTCCCTTATCATCAAATAAGGGAGGTGCTAAAATGATTGAAAAGACAATTCATGACTTAGCTGTCGCATATGCCAGTTCAAAACTTTCAGAATATGAAATTGACAAACGCGAAGCTCTACTTTGCGGAAATACAGAAATGTCATCCGAAGAAGTTCTGTATTTAAAAGCGGCATACGATTTTGCTGTCAAAAATCTTTCGGAGTAGGTTCGTACCTTTCTCCAACCATTGCATGAGAAACAGCTTCTTTTATCACTTCATGCTGTTTCTCCTCTGAAACAGACTGCTCAATGCGTTTTAGTGTACCGTCAATACTCTTTAACGTATTGAGCATTTCTTTTAAAATTCTCACTGCATTTCTCCTTTCTCATTATTTTTAGGGCAAGCCTGTTCGTTAGCTAAAATCATTCCCTCTGCGACTCCGAGAACGTAGCTCTGTTTCTCTTTATCAAGTTTTGGAATTGCTTTTGAAATCCTAACAATTAGGTCTTTTTCCTTTTCGCTCATTTGGTTCACTTCCTTTCTTGTTGACTTTGTAAGCATACAATATCATACAATGTAATCAATGTCAATACCTTTTTGTTGACATTGTTAGCAATTAGTGATATATTATTTTTTGCAGGAAGGAGGTGCTTGATAAAATGAAAGAACGTATAAAATTTTTACGTGAAAAACTAGGGAAGAGCCAAGAAGAATTTGGCAAGGAACTTGGATTATCAAGAAATTACATTTCTTTAGTAGAAAATGGTCAAAGAAATTTATCAGACCAGTCCTTAAAGGTTCTTTGCTCTTTGTATTCGGTAAATGAAGAATGGGTTCGGACCGGAAAAGGAAATATGGAAAAATCCAGAACAAAAAATCAAGAAGTTTTTGATTTTGCAAATAAAGTGATGGATTTGCCAGACAAAAAATTTAAGAAACGCTTTATAGAAGCATTGGCAAAGCTCGATGAAAGAGATTGGGAATGCCTAGAAAAAATTGTATTAGAAATAACAAAAGAGGGCTAATCGCCCTCTTTTGTTATATTTATTACTGCCTTTAGTATTTGACTTAAAATCCAAGTATCGTCAATTTCAGATATTTTTTTTATTAGCTCTTTTTTGTAGTTCTCATTTACTTCGTTTTCCCCCATATTGATTTCCTCCAATCATTCCGCACTTCTGATAGCGATACACAAATTATAGAACTTATGTTCGATATCGTCAACCCAATTTGACAAATTGCTACAAATTACAAACTCGTTTGTAGTTGAGGGACAAGAAAACGCCTTATCCCGCCCCTCAGCCAGAACTTGAAGTGCCCTTATCGGACAATTTTATTTTACAAATTTTCCCGCAAACATTCAATTTCTTTCGGTCGCAAGTTTCGACAGGTAAATTTTTTATTGTCACAGAATGTCGATTGATTAGTTTAAATTTTGTTAAAAAATTAATTACTGGTTGAAAATTATGCATCTGCCAGTTATCTGTGATGAATTTTAAGTGCATAATTTTCCTTTCTGCCCGAAGGCTGATATTTAAAAGAGCCGGCTACACAACACATGGTCATGTAATCGGCTCTTAGGCTCTTGATTTTATTGTATTTATTAGTTGTATGTTTTGGTGCCAAATTATCCCTCTTTTCTTCTTGAAACAGCAGTTTAGCAAATAAATCGTATATAAAATTTGTAAAAGGTGACTGGTCTGGACTTATGGGGACTCTTACACCATTATTCGATACTGGTGACAAAGTAATTAATCTGATCGCACATAATGAACTTGACGACACCTATCCAGCTGTACGTGTCGGTCGGGCTGATGCAGATCGTGATGGTAATGATATTCAGACCACATATTTAAAGAAATCCGACGCCAAAACCATGTTCAATACCGGATACCGTCAGGTAAGCAGTAACGAATTTAATAAATACTTCTCCGATGTATGGAGTTATGTAGGCGCTGACGGCTTATCTATTGATTCCGGAACGTGGCTGGTAAATTATTACTGTTGGGTTTCTGAAAGTTCTACCGTGGATGTTATATCATTAAAAAGTACCGTCGATCAGACGATTGGAATCACCGCCCCAAACAACGGAAACGGTGGCACGTGGCTGACCATGCATGAAATAATATCCGGCAAGGCAGTTAGAAACTTAAAGTTTTTTATAAAAGTGCCAAAAGCGGTGACGTTCGGGCAGATTAATACGAAAATAACTGCTATAAAATTGTGTTAAAAATCCTTAAATTTTACAACTTAGGTGCGATCTTTACCATGCTTAACCATTCCTGCACATTAAGATTTGATCCTGAGTTTTGATAAGTGCTAAGCGTCCCGGTCTGTCCCGGTCCGAAAGTGCCACCACTCGTTACTTGTAAAGTTACTGCACTGCCGGATACCGCAGGAACTATGATTCGTCCCATGACATAATTAGATGTTGTGTTGGTTATAAAAACTTCTCGAAATCCGTTTGCGTTTGAACTAAAAGTGACAAGTCCTGTAACAAGATAATATCCATCATCCGGGACAGTGAAATACTGCACGACAGGAGTCTGGTCATTATAATTTGTCATAGTATTGGATAAGCTAGATACATTATTTTTGGCATCCGCCTTTTTTAAATATGTGTCTGGAATGTTATTACCATCATAATCTGCACTAGCACGGGCAACACGCACAGCAGGATATGTACCGTCAGTTTTATCAGCATAAATATCGACAACATTATCATTTTGCACATTAAATTGGGGAAACAATGTACCGACAAATCCAGACCAGTCTTTTGCTAATACTTTTAGGAAATATTTATTGGCTAAACCGTCGTTTAACGATGATATCGCTCCCGTGCATGTTCCATTTCCGATCTTGGAAATGTCTGTTGTACCAAGCATCTTATAGAGATACCGCACATTCTTGAACATCTGTGACACCTTTTTGAAAATAGAAGAATGTTTTTCGCCACTTGATAATTTCGATACATTCGTCCATGCTGACGATGATCCGTCTGCCACATCACTACTCGTAAAAGTTGTAATATTCTCTGCTGTATCTCCACCGGTTGCCACTGCACCGACGTTTTCTGCTGTGAGTTCTACATTGCCCCTACGGAAAGAATCTTCATTTACACCTTTGATTCCGGTAACTGGAGTTCCGGCAAGCACATCCCACTTATCATCTGATGTTTTGTAGACATTTGCACCGGCAGGAATGACGTTACCGGCTCCTTCTTTAAATTCATCCGTAGTGGTAAATTCATCTGAAACATTGTACATCCAGCCTGCATTAACATTTGAAAGTGCCGGTAAATCTGCAAAAGCTACCGTTCCATGTGGCTGCAATCCACCTTTAAGTCCTTCTGATATGTCTTTTGCCTGCTGATAGTAATACTTGGCATTGTCAGAATCCTCGCCCTCTCTGCTTCCTGTACCACCAACAGCATAACTCTGTGCCTTGGTTGCACTTTCTTCTGCAGATTCCGCTTTACCGATGATCTCCGCAGCCTTTTGAGTTGCAATATCTGCTTTTTCGGCTGCTGTATCAGCTGACTGACTGGCAGATGATGCTTTCTCCGTGGCTGTGGCAGATGATTCACTGGCGGATGTCTCACTGGCTTTTGCGTTAGTCTCGGATATTGCTGCCGCCGTGGCTGACTTCGCCGCTGCTGTCTCTGACGCTTTGGCATTGGTTTCGGATGTTTTTGCCGCTGTTTCACTGGCTTTTGCGGCATCCTCACTTGCTTTGGCATTTATTTCAGACATTGCAGCATTTTTCATACTGGACTCCGCTTTTGCCACTTCCACTTTGATTTTCGCAAGATAGTTAGGCTCTAAATGCTTTTCCTCAATGCTTCCCTCTTTGACGATGGCAGACACTTTTCCATCCTTATCAATATAAAAAGCTACCGTATCAGAATCAAGGAACTCATACTGTGTAATCAGTGCCGACAGGTCTATGTACTGTTTCGTGCCATCAATCAGAGTCAGGATAATCTGCTGTGTGGTCGTGTTATAAACGAAGTTGATTGCGATTTTCTCCATCTGTGTATCAATCGTAATCTTAGAACCGTTCTTTTTTGTGATCGTAATGATTCCGGTCGATTCCTCAAAGGTCACGTCTGCAACAAGGGTAGCCACTTCTGTTTTCGTGGCTTTTGTGGTATCGAGAGTAATTACACGATCATCAATAACGCCAATAGCTGCGTCCATTTTGTTAAGATTGCTTTCATTAAGCGGTGTTTCATCACTCGGATAATTCTCCCAATTAATAGCACTATGCGCTTTATTCATGATCCTCACTCTCCCTTTCCTTTGCGAGCTTCATTTGTTCCCGCTCTACTGTAACCTGCCTGTTTGCCTCTTCCTTGATCTGCTGCAGAATATCCTTAAACACCAGGTACTTAGCTTCGATTGGAACATCCTCGCACAAATTTACATAATTGATAATGTCGTTTTCAAATTCCCGGATTTTTGCATTTATCATATATTTTCCACCTTTTCCTTTAACTGTTCTATCTCTTCATGCTGCAACTGCACTGTGGCAACCAGATCAGCGATCAGCTCTGTATAATTCAGTCCGTAATACTTTTCTCCGTTACCGTTTGAGAAAATTTGAGGGCAAATATTCCATCCTTCTTCCACACTTTCCAAAACATCCTGTGCTATAAAGCCATGATGAAATCCATCCTTTTCGAAATTATAACGATACGATTTTGCTCTTAAAGAATAAATAAACTCAGATGATTGCTTTTTGCTTAAATCTAAAATTGTGTTTTTTATTCTTTTGTCAGATCCATTAATTACTCCACCTCTGAATCCACCTACTCCGGTATCTCCGTCTAAATGGATCATCATGTGGTCATTATCGTTTGCGCCTTTATGCAATGAAACCTGATTATATTGAACCGTACATTTATGAACAGGACTTTCAAGCGTCCCTTCCACTGTTCGAAATCCATCCGTTCCCATCTGTACAAGTGTTCCACTGCGTTTAAATTCAATAAGGTTTTCTACAGACTCTTCCGTTTGAATATGCATATATCCCCCGGTCATTTCCATAGAACCTTTTAATTCAAGCAGTTTTGCTTTAATTTTGATACCCTCGGCTGACTGGTTGATTTCTGAAATGACGCTGTCTTTTGATACTTTCAAGCTGATCTGCTTTGATGACTGCGTAATCGTACTGGACGCACTCGATGAAAGTTGCTTAAATTTCTTTATCAGAGTCCATTTGTATTTTCCACTGCTTATTCCACCATCTGGTTCGCAACCATAAAACTTTCCAGTATTCTGATCCAAAAAACTGTGTCCAGAATAATACGAAGATGCAGGGTATGTATCTTGTGGATTCCCGAAACCACAATGTGTAACGTCATAATCTTCGGTATCCCATACTGTTAAAGAAGCACTGACTTCTGACCGTATCTTAGTTGCGGTCACCTCTATCTTTCCGGACAAATCGCCCTCTGCTTTGCTTGCTCTCGTAACTTCCGCTGTAATCTTGTCCTCATTAATTTTAATAGCTGCTGCAAGTTCAACTTCCTGCCCCTGTGCTCTTTTTACTTCTGCTGTAATGCTGTCCGCATTTTGCGTGATTCTCGATGATAAACCATCCGTTGTATTTTTAACTTCTGTGCGAATTTCGGTTGCAGTTTGCGTGATCTGTGACTGCAATCCCTCTTTGACATCCGTTATCGTGCTCTGTGTCTTTTCAATGGTTCGCTCCAGCACATTGCTCTTGCCTTTGAGTTTCAAAATGCTTTTCTGTATTCCATTTGCACCGTTGGTTCGGTACTCTTCCCCGTCCGCTTCCAGATCATCACGCAAGGCCTGTATGCCTTTCAAAGTTCTTTTCAAAATATAGGACTCGATCAGTTCATATCTGGTCGGCAACCGCACCGCATCCCCAACTTCCAGACACGGATTTCCTTTGCAGTCCGCCGTAAACGGACGGTAAATAATACCTCTGATCTTAGAAAGAATATTTTTTGCAATTCCTTTCAGCTCTTTTGATCCTTTACCATAGACAAGAAAATTATCCTCGATCACATAGGCATTGTCTCCGGTGCCTACGATCACGCCAATATCATTCTTCTGTTCTCTGATCTGAAGTTTATTAATGGTTTTGACAAGATAATCTTCATATTTTGCAGAAACATAAAAACCTTTTCCGATCTGTGTACTTTTCGGATCTCTTGGATACAAATTATCCGCCGGATAAAGGTCATTTCTCGGATATAATCCCTGTATTTCCTGTTCCAGATAAATATAATGAAACTTCCCGTCACGCCCCATATGCCCCATACAGGCGTTAATCTCACAGATGCATGACAATACTTCCTTGCCGCTGATTGTCTCGCCTATGGTGCTTGATTCCTCTGTGGCAGAACTTGTCTCACTGGATGCTGTGACCGCTACGGTTTTCTCGATTGACATATTGTCGTTAATGAGTGTGATGTCCGCCTGTTCGATTCCGAAATGCTTGAAAAAACTATTGCGGAACTGCTTCATAGTGACCGGATCATAAACTGTAACGGTCGTGATTGTGCCATCTTCATCTGTTTTCTGTTCCTCGTGTGACGGAAATACAGTGTTGTACCATGCTGCCACATCGGCTGTTAAAACATCGTACAACGCGTCATAGGCGATAACTTCACGGCATGTTCTATCTGCCGTAGGTGTGTCAGAATCAACCTTGTATCTCCCGAACTGAAACGCCGCATCCGTGTGACCATCAAGTGACATTCTTACTGTCAGCCATTTGCCTTTCATTGGTAGAAATGTGTTTGAGACGGTAAATTTAATCATGGCAGCTTCACACGAACCAAACGTCAATTCCTGTTCCGAACACAAACTTTCGGTCAATTCGAATTTTTCTTGGTGTAGTTCTGTATTTGTGATATTGACTTTTCCGTCATCAGATACGATGGATAATTGCTTATCGACCGTATCTTTTTTGAACAAGTCGCCATATTTATAATTAACCACCGTACACACCCCCTATGAAAGCAAGCCGAACTGAATTGTAACGAATTATTCCATCATATGTTCCGTATATCGTAGGCTGAAAATCTGCCATATAGCCGTACTGCGTCACATAATCGTCATATTCCGGGATATACGCTGTGATATAGCATGCTCTCCCTGTCGCATTTGTGAACTGACTTCTGATATTATTTAAAACCTCATTGAAAGTCTTATTTGTCAGCATAGCCGGGGTCTCAAATTCGACCTTTAACGCCTTTAACTCCACGGCATTTCTGTGCAGGTATCCGTTGGCATCTGTATAATCGTCCAAATCCTGCATGTTGACATATGGACTATATGATTCCGCTTTCATGAAAGACATTGGCACTATGTAATTGCCAATCCTTAAAAGCCATCCGCTGTACGCCATGTTTCCACCACCTAACTGTTTTGGTTTGCGGCTGTCTCAAATGACAGTCGGTAAAATTGGTACAAAATAGCACCTACCGTTTTTGATAAGTGCTAAAATTATTTGTTTTAAATTTCATAATCCGGATATGCCGCTTCCCAAACATCCCTATGGTAGGTATTTACCTCTCCATAATTTGCATCAAAAATCTTTTTCATGCCATATCCAAGTTCAATGCTCTTCTCTTTGAGTTTTCGCCAATTAAATGTTTTCCAGTCCACATCGTTCATTGCTGCAACACGCTTAATAGAATACCAGTCTTTGCTATAGTCAAGTTCCTGCTGCAGCTTTTCATTCTCCTGTTCTGCAATCTGCCTGCGCTCTACCTCGTCTGCATATGCCCGAAGTGCCGATGGAAAATCTTTCGGGACCTGTCCCCTCTCCATCTCGTTAAAACGCTTTACATATTTTGCTGTGAATAAGATACCTTTTTCTCCTGTAAACTTATTAGCAAGAAAATCACAACCAATCTTGGTAACTTCATAACACGGCATCTTCTTGTTTTGCCCTGTCAAATACGTTGATTTGATGAAATAATCGGTAACGGGAATTTTCCCTTTACCTAATGTTGGTATAATTCCTGCCTGTTTAGTGCTTCCGTCTGGATTTGTTGTCCCTTCCAATTTTTTTAAAATCTCATAGTGTGGAACTTCCATCATTTCGGCAATTTCAACTGTCGTTATCGTGTTCGTATTGTTTTCAAATCCAATTTCATCTTTAGTCATAAGAGCTGTGTATGCCATATTTTCTATCTCCTAAATTTCCGAGCCTTACATTTCGCAAGGCTCAACCTTTAAATTCACGTGCGTTAGGAACATACCCTAACAGGAGTCGCACGCTATATATTTAGTAAGATTGTAATTTCCCGTGACGAAATACTGGAATAGCACCAAATTTTCGGGGCTAAGCGGACAGGTAAGTTATATCTGCAAATTGTTCTATTCTATTTTTGCAATCCCTATAAATATCCTTGTAGTGCATACCCATTGACATATCAATTCTAATAGTCTGCAAAATAATGCTTTCTACAAGGGTTAGATTATTGAGATCTGAAACTGTGATATTGTCGCGATTTCCACCAATTACTGATTTTGCCAACTTGGTATATGTCACATACAGTTTATCTGAATGCGTACTTCCTTGTTCTTTGGCATAGTCTACAAGGAGTTTAATCACATCAGTTTCTTTCAGCCGATTTTCTTTATTAGCAATTCTTGTTTCGCCCCATAGTTTCGATTGCTTTTCAAGAATAAATCTGCGCATTGCATAAAACTGTCGAACCAACTCTTTCTTAAACTTCACAACTATTTTTGAATTTCTCAAAAGAGTTATAACAAATGTTGCTTGTTCCTCATTCAAATAATAAACTCTTTCCGGCTGTCCCCTTTTCCCCGATTTTAAATCGGAGAAATCAATATTGCCAAAGTCTAAAATATCTTTCTCGTATTTTCTGATAATAGCAACAACAGATTCATGTTGGTTATTTGTTCCATCTGCAATCACTTTGCTGTTTGTAAAAACATCGTTTCCTTTGAGTTCCACCAATTCATACATCCTCTTTTCCACCTTTCTTTCGCTACTGTCATTTGACAGGCAGGTTTAAATTTCATTTTTTTATTTTTCTTATGCAGTTTGAAATAAATAAAAAGACCACCAAAGACTGAATTTCTTCAATCTCTGGCGGTCACGAATCCGCACCTATTCCTCATAGGCTTGCAGGACGTCCTAAATTCTTTAGGTCTTGCCTGCGTGATTTTTAATTACTGAAATTATATATTTTCTATGTGTGTTTGTCAAACAGCTAATTTGCAAATTTTATCAGCAATTTTCACAAATTAAACAATTCTGGGCAAAAACGCTTGCTAGAATACTTATCCGATCTGTTAAAAATCAAGGAATACAAAAAAGACACCCGCTGAGGTGTCTTTTTCTAATTGAATTATTTTGTTTTCTTATTTTCCCCTGCTGCTTTAAGTACTCTCCATTTGGGATCATTGCTAAAGTTTTTTCTTTCTGTAATTTTTGCTGATTCTTCTTTCAACTGTTCATTTTCTCTCTCTAATTTTTCTATTTTCTTTTCACGTTCTCTCTTTTCTTTAATAAGTACGCTTTTTTCTTTTTCCAACTGATCTGCGTAAATAAGTGCTTTTGATTCTCTGTCATATAATTCCAAGTTTTTATCAGTTGTCTGTTCTATTCTCTTATTTATTTCTTTAATTTCCCATTTGTGATTTTTTTCTTTTTTCTCCAACTCATATTTTAAATATTCTATTTGTTCATTTGCTTCTTTTAATTCTTCTTTACACGCCATTAGTTCTGATTCTAATGTTTTATCTCCCATGTATTTTCCCTCGCTTATAAGGTTCCTATGTAATTTTCAATATACGAAATATATTCAACAGGGATTCCGTTCAAAACATCTATTTTTATATCAGAATAATCTCTGTTTATAGACCAATCGTACGAATTTTCTTTTCTTAAGTCTGATATTTCTCCTGTATCCTTGTTTTGGTACATGTATTTATCATTCTGTTTTAAATTCACACAAACAGTTACTTCCATGTCTGATATGTCAAATTTATAATAATCATAAAGAGTAAATATACAGATAACTTTGCTATCATCTTTGCCAAGATACAATGTATCCATATTTTCAAAGTCAATTCTGTTCTTTTCACTGTCTATATAAACATGAATATCAAAATCTTTTGGATCGTTTTCATACAGCCAATAGATATCTTCTTCTGAAAGTGTGCTTATATCAAATTCAACTATGACATATGGCATATAACCATTTTTATATTTCATCTGACACAAATCTACTGATTTTATTCCAAATGTACTATCATTATAATTCATGCCGTCATATGGTATACTTTTTACATTTTTTTCTACTCCGCTTTCTCTTTCAGTTACGACAGTTCCATCCGTTTCTGTTGTCTCTATTTCTTCTTCCTCATATCCGTTTCCGCATCCGGTTAACACTACCGTAGCTATTGTCAAAATTACTATCCCCCACTTTTTCATGAACTCCCTCCCATTTGTAATATGTTATACAAACCATACCACAAACGAAAGAGAGTTGCAATTAAAATATAGGAACTGGATTCCTCTGCCCTGCTTTTGCTTCTTCTCGCCATTTTTTTATAACATTCCTATATGCCTGATTCGAATCAAGAACCGCCGTAATATCTGCTTTTTCAAGTTTTGATACAATGACGTCTCCCAGTTTATCGTAATCAATAGCGCTTGACATTGCTATCTGCATTTCTTTTCCTATTGTACTTTCAATGCTTCCCGAACTGTATTTTATAGAAGCATTTACATTGTCCGTTATACTCCTGTTGTACTTATATGCAACTTCCGGCGCTGCTTTTAACCCTGCCAATCCAAAACTGTCCTTAATTCCCTCGGACCAGTTTTTTATCTCCTTAAATGTACTTTTAGATCCATCAGAAATACCATTATTAAATCCTTCTACCGTAAATCCTGCAAATTCTTTAAACACTCTTGATGGCGAATGTATGCCCATCAAATTTGTAAACCAAGAACTGATATTGGATACCCAACTGGAAATAACTCCGTACGTGGTGTTCTGGTTTCCGGAAACTCCGCCATTGAATCCCTCTACAGTATATTTACCATAGTCAGAAAATACTGTGGATGGTGAATGTATTCCCATATTGGTTGTAAATGGCTGTTTAATGTTGTTCTCAAGATATGTGAGCATGGCATCATTTGTTGTGTTCGAATTTTCTGAAATACCATTATTATATCCATCTATCGTATTTTTCGCCCATCCTCTTCCCATACCAGAAAGCATGGCATCTTTTAAACTTCCTTTTTGTGTAATTGCTCCTGTTACTGTGTCTACAGCACTTTGAGATTGAGCAACACCACCATCCGCAAGTCCTTTGACAATTACCTTTCCGCCTTCTACTGCTACATTGTAACCTCTATCATTGTACCAAGTTGTTATTTCATTTTCTAATTCAGTTGTCATTGTTGGTATTGCTTCTTTTGTTCCTGCTACTCCTCCAATACCGAATTGCACCATTCCTTTTTCCCCAAGGTTATACATATCTTGGTCTGTCGTTCCATAGGAATCAATGATTGTTTGATATAGTTCTACTGCTTCTTTTCCGATTACCTGCTTACCATTGACAAATATTCCGCCAAGATCATCTATTGCTTTTGATGCGTTCAATGCAATTTGTCCAAAGTTAATCTTATCTACGGCATCAGACAATCTATTGTATTTTTGCGTATGCTGTTCAAGCATATCATTTGCAGTATTGTAAGATGTTGTAGCTTTTTCAACCTCATCTCTAAGCGTCTTTTGTGTTTCTGTTATTTTGGACTGTTCATCTTCTAAGAAAACCATTTTCTTTACAAGTTCATCATGTGCATCGCCTGCATTTTTTGCTTCTATGCCGTTTGCTTTTAAAGTGTCTGCATTTCGCTTCCACCAATCATTCCAGTCCTCTGTTGCACCTATATCCGAAATTATTTTATTGAGTTTATCTAACTCTGTTTTATTTTTTTTGTAGTTCTGCTCTGATACTTCCAACTCGACATTAGCTTCCGCAAGTGCCTTACTGTACTGCTCTACAACATCTTTGTATCCTGCAACTCTATAATATTCTTTCTGTGCTTCTATGGTCTTTAAAAGTTCTTCCTTTTGTACTGTATATTTTCCAGTAGTCATATCAATCTGTTTTGCTAATTCTGGACAAATATCAATAAGCTGTTGTGCTCTCGTTTTTAATGTTTCTTGATCTGCTGCTGTTAAGCTCGTCTTGTCTGCAAGTTCGAAATATGAATCTGCAAGCTGTTGAAGCTGATCTGCACTTGCTTCGGATTTAGATGTTAAATCCTTTGTAGTGCCAGCTAAATCTCTTAGATTTTGTGCGGCATCTTCCATTTTCTGGTTATTTGATCCTATTTCTTCCTCAAACTCCAAAAACTGATCTGCAATCTCTTTTTGCCAACTTTTATGGAAATTATATACAGCTAACCCTATTGCTGCGATCGCCGCTGCTATTGCTAAATAAGGATGCGCAACGACAGTAGCTGCAAAATTCAAAAGAGTATCTTTTATTGCCAAAATCTTTGTCTTAATATTGTCTAATGCTGATAACGTAATGGTTGATATTTTTATTGCTGCAATTACTCCAAGAATGGTTGCTTCTATTGGTGCAGCAGAAAATATACCAGACCATGTGCTTAGCCCAGCATTTATAGCTTTCCAAATTACCTGCGCAATTTTTCCACATATGCCAAGCCAATCTATATCAGACAGGAACTCTCCGATTTTCTTTCCAATCCTATACCAATTCACTCCATCAATAGCAGAAATCATTGCATCAAGCAAACCTTTCGCCCATGTATTCAATGTTCTTGCCAAAAGAGTAAACTTGAAAGTTTTGAAAAATTTATTAATCCCTGCTGCAATAGAATTTCCAAAATTCTTCCAGTTAAATCTCGTTCCAAAAGAATTTAAAAACTCCAATGCAGTATTCAATGCCCCTGCAATCGTTTTTCCGACATTCCCGAACAGTCTCGGATTAATAAGACCATTAAGAAAGTCTGCTAAACCTTTACCGAAGTTTCTTGCCTTGGAATAAATCTTATCCCAGTTGATAGACTCCATAGCTTTTGATAAGGCATCACTGATGTATTTTCCAAGTTGTTTCAGATTTTTAATATCACTTTCGTAATTTTTGAAAATGGTATCAGTCTTGACAAGTTTACCGCCACTGGCACCGCCTGATGCGCCACCACCGCCGGAACCGCCCGAACCTTTTTTGCCAGAACCATCATTTGTTGTAATCAGTTTCAATTCATCAAACTGACGGACACCCTTATTCATCTTGTCAATGTTCTTTGCCGCCTTTCCGGTATTGTCAGCAACATCGCCTGCGCTCTCTGCCGCATCTGAAAAACTATCTGCAAGACCTGCACCGGAATCCTCATATTTCCATCCGAAGATTGCGCCTAAAGCGTTTGTAACCTTTGTTACAAAGCTGATAACAACCAGTAAAACAGAATTGAGTGCTTTTACGAATGGTTTAAAAGCATTGATTAATGCTCCACCAATAACACTGCCAAGCTGTTCAAACGACTGTTTTAAAATTCTGATCTGGTTCGCCCACGAATCAGCAGTACGCGCAAAGTCTCCCTGTGCTGTCTGCGTATTGGCAAGGACGTACTGATACCGGAGCATTGTCTTTTCAGCCTGTGACATAGACGCAATATCAGAATCTAATCCCTGTTTCATCGCCCACTCTTTAAGGGTTGCCTGTGTAAGATCAAGACCGTAATCTCTTAATGGGCGTGTCTGTCCGGTAAATATTGCAGCTAAATCCTGCGACACAACATCCTGATCTATGTTATACAGAGATGCCATATCAGCAGTTAATTTTGTTAAATTCAAAGACACATCAGCCATGGAATCAGACAAACCAATATAGCCATCTGTCTGTTTGTTCAAAAACTCATTGGCTTTCTTTATCAAACTGCTGTCAATTCCCATGGCTGTTCCCATTGCTTGGAATCGGCTTGCCGTCTGTTTCAATGTCAGTTCTGACATACCGAACTGACGTATAGAGTCCTGTGCAAACTCATTGACTTTCTTTGACATGTCCCCAAAAGTAACATCAACAACGTTCTGAACCTCTGTTAATGCCGATGATATGTCGATTGCATTTTTTATTCCTCTTATCGCTCCGTACAGACCAAGATAAATCCCCATAGAGGACAAAATCTGTCTTGTGAATGACTTGAGTCCAATCAATGCTTTCCCTGTGGATGTCTTAAATCCAAGGAAAGAACCGGAAAGATTACTGATGCTGTTATTTAATCCAGTAATCGCACCTCCAGATCTGTTTGAAAGATTTCCAAGTGCCTGTGTCATTTGTAAAATATTTGCGCTTACATTTGGTGCTTTTGAGAGTGTCTCAAACAGATATTTAAGGTTATCAGCAAGCAAAGGTATATTTGTTACTGCACGTCCGCTTGCAACGCTTCCAAGCCTTGATATGGCTGTCACAAGGTTACTCATATTCGTCATATCAAAATTCAATGCACCTATCTTGTTCATCTGGCGTACAAAGTTTTGTAACTGCGCAGATAAAGCCGGCAGATTCTTTGTCGCCTGTGTAGATGCCTTGCCACCAATTTTCGACAGTGCCGACACCATGCTTGTGAGTCCGCTTGTATCAACAGCTTTAACACTTGCTATTCCAGATGCAAGATCTCTTACGGCAGAAGATATTCCGTGGATAGAATTTGCATCAACACCAGAAAATTTGTTGAGTGCTCTGACCATAGATGTTATTTCCGTAGATTTTCCACCTTTGAATCCAGTCGCAGCATCGGAAATGCTTCTGATTCCGCTTGCAATATTTGAAAGTTTTGCAGTGTCAAACGATATGCTTTCCCGGAGCCTATTCATGCTGTTTACAAGGCTTTCTATGGAATTACTTGCTTTTGCAGAGTCAGCTTTGATTTTTATTTGTAATTCATCAATGTCTGCCATATATGCACCAACTTTCTATGCAAAATAAAAAGACGGTAGGCTGTGACACCTTACCGTCCTTGATCTACTCTTTTAATTTTTCTCTTGTAACCGGTCCGCATTTCTTATCTACTGTAATTCCGACTTTTTTCTGGAATGTTCCAATACCGGTCGCCGTATCATTTCCAAGAATACCGTCCACATTACTGTTTCCCTTTTTATCTTTTTCATCCAGGCATCCGTGATAAATAAGCTCCGTCTGAAGCCATCTCACATCATCCCCTCTCATGCAAGGGAATTTTTTCTTTAAAATCCTTGCAGGTTCCGGGTATGGGTTTAAATGATCTTTTACATTTTTTCTAGGGTTTCTGCTTGTCACAATCGCTGTATGACCTTTTGTTTTTGTGACAAGAACATCTCCATTGTAAAGAACCATTCCTGTAACATACTCTCCAATATCATCAAACATGCCGCTCGAAAGCAATACAGATTTTTCATTTGCTGTAGTGAAATTACCAACATCTTTTCCAGTTGCATGAATAATGCATGCACGTACCGTTGTGCCGCAATCTGCTTCTGTTTTTACTTTTGAATTAATACCATATTTGACAATTCCAAGCCGGTGTCCCTGACAGTAGCCAATATTATCATTATTGCACGCTGTAATCATTGATTCTGCCAGTTTATCCGCCATATTTTTTGTTTTTGGTCTTAACACATACCATCCTTTTTTATGAACATAAAAGTTTTGCATACTTACTTCTGTTCCTGTCTGATCTCCCGGTCTCCCACCGGTCAATTTCCCATTTTCATCATGTCTTGCAGATCCAATTCTAATTGACATATTTATACCTCCAAGTTCTTTTCTGGTTTTGGATGGCTCAACTCATAGTTTGACTGCATAATTTTGAGCTTTGCCACAAATAGCTCTCTCTGTTTCTTAATTTCTTCTTCCGTCATTTCCGAATCATATTTTTTTTGCTGTTCATTGATTGGTTTTTCAATATACTTTGATTTTGCTTTCCGACCGGCAAGGCAATGTTCTACTGCCACCGATACCGCAGACAATCCATATGTTCCAAACCACATCCACATCTCATTGTCTCTTTGCTTTTTATCTAAGTTGTAAGCATCCGCATAAGGCTGTAAATCAGCCGGGCAGGACGCGTCTATATCATGCACGGTAAATCCATACCCTTTAGTGACTAAAAGCCAGAATGGGCGGATTTCCGCGCAATACGTTTCCCATGTAAGTTCTCTCTGTTCTTCTACTTTTTCCTCGGAGTTTTCTTCTCCGCTTCTTTCTGATCTGCTTTGAGCAGTTTTGATAAAAAACCGTTTTCAAGCAGCTCCGCTAAAAGTGCATTGTAAAGTACCTGAACATCTGCATCTTCTCCGTCAAAGTAATCATCCAGCATGGCATATACTTTTCCAAGCTGCTGTTCCTTTTCTCCCTCATTGTCCGGATTGTATCCAAGTTCCTCTTTGTGAAACTTCTGCGCGCCTACAAGGATTAACTCTGGAAGAAATAAAAGGATTTCGTCAACCGCTTCAATATCTTCCATCTGGTCTAATTTTGCTACTTTCTTGATAATTCCGCTTTTCACGGTTGCTTCATATCCAAACTTGATCTGTAATTCTTTCTCGCCAAATTTTAATTTTGTCATTTTCTTTCCCTTTCTCCCTCTCATATAGGGAAAGGGCAGTCCGAAGACCGCCCTGTTCTTTTAAATTGTTTCTTCAAGCTCTGGCTCGGTTGTCTGGTTATCGTCAGCCGATCCAACCGAACTATTCGACTGACGTGTTATTCCCCCGGTGTAAAAGCTACAGCGGTGTCCATGCCCTTGTATTCTTCAATGGTAAGATTCATTTCAACCGTCAAAAGTTCGTTCTGACCAATCTCCGGCTGTGGAATCTGCTCTGGCGGCTGAGCCACAACAAAAAACGCGTCGGTAAATCCCGGGATAATAGTTTCAAACCACATTCTTTTCCCGCCGGAAAGCGCCTTATACGCCGTGATAAGTGCTTCCCACTCTTCCTTTGTGGCATCCGTAAGGTTTACCGTGATAGGGAAAGAGCCACCGGTATCTGCGCGACCCTTTACATATCTGGTAATAGCATCTTCTAATGCAGATGCGTCAATCTGTTCCGGCTCAATGTTAATACCGCCGATTGCGTTAATTCTTGTAAGCTGTTTAAACGATGTAGGCTTTGTTCCGGCTGTCGCTTCTGTGCCATAGCCAAACGTAATTCCTAACGTAGACAATCCTGCTTCTGCCATTTTTACCTCTCTTTCTACCGCCAAATAATGCGGTTATCGGGCGCATCTTTTTGCACCCGGTGCATAAAAAATAGAGCCTTTCGGCTCTTTTACATCAATCTGTCGTTGGCTCCGATTATCCGCCGGAACCTTGCAACGCTTCTAAATTTTTTTTCACTGTCATTTTTAAACTCCGGCATTGCTGTAATTTGAAATCGCATCTGTTTAAAGGCATCAGCTAAAATAGCCATAATCCCTTTTGCATCGCTCTGCTTTGTGTTTGTAATGACGTCAACCTGTATTGTTTCCTGCACCGCATTTACGGATGTGCCCTCTAAATCTGCCCCACGTTCAAGCCCCGGCATCTCATGGATGTAAATAGTCGGGAAAACAGGGTCTTTATCAAGGTTCTTTTCAACCGTTGTAAATGCAGTGTCAAAATTCATGCTTTTGTATTTCTTCTGTAGTTTTGGTTTGGCTATCGTTACAACATTAGAAAAAATGTTTGTTTCAAGGTCAAATACCCACTGGTTGCCTGCCATTATTTAACCACCTCATATGTTTTCTTGAAAATATCCGGCTTGCATGGATATAATTCTCCACTCACACCGCGGATAATATAATCTCCTTCAGATGCAGTCATGTCACCCTCTAATGTTTTTATCTTTATAAATACATGAGGTCTACATTTACCCACTTCCCATGCTGTGTCGAGAATATCATAGATTAATGAACCACCGACAAAAGCTTTTATTTCTTCGAGATTTAATCCAGTCCACTGAATAGCTTCAATTTCTACCGGTTTTTTCCTGTACTTCATTATCCAAACACCTCCTTCGCTGTCTGTGTAACAATTTGACGCAACTCATTTGCGGTCAGATACATAAATGGTCGGCTTGGCATTCCCTCTGTAAACCACCAATCGCCATTGTCGTCCTGATAAAACCATCCATATCTTCCATCTGAAATCTGATGGATAGTTTTTCCACTTGCGTACTGCCACGAAACACCCTCCGGCAGTTTCCCAGGATAAGGACTTTGCTGTCCCACAATTCCGGTTCCAAACTCAACAAATGCGGCGTGTTCTGTACCGGCTATTACCGCCCATATCCCGCCGCCCTTAGTGCTTCCTTCATATTCCGCGTGAACACTTGAAATCAGTTCCGATGTAAATATTGCGTCAAGGTCAGCAATTTGCACTCTGGCAATCTCTACGCCCTTTTCCGCGAGTTTTTCTGCCAATAGCTGACACTTATATGTCAAGCTGTTTTGATAGGCTCTAAGCTCTCGTATGGCGTTCTGAATAGACTTTTCAGACAGGCTCATTGTGATTACTTTCTTTCCCATTCAGCACCTACTTCACATTTTTTTGCAATAAGAACAAATCAACCGTCAATCCTTCGTCTGCGACACCTTTTACGATGTAATCAGCCGAATTTTCATCAACGATTGTATTCTCTTCATCTTTGTACCTTACATCTGACCGTTTCCATACCAAAGAGCCAACGCTCAATGGAAGTTTCCCTTTGTCCTCGACAATCTGAACAAAGTTTGTGGAATTGTCAACGCCAAACTCTTTTATAAGTGCTTCACTCAACTTATTGCTGATTGAAGAATAAAAAACCACAGGCTTTTCATAACCTGTGGTGTATTCTCCTGTCGTTTTTGGTATTTTGTTTCCGTCATCGTCAAGGTAATAAATTACATTGCCATCAGAATCCGTGTATGAGGAATACTCAATGTTCCCCTCTTCATCCGTAACGTATACCGGAACTTTCCCGCTTTGTAACGAATAACACATTTTTTGCTTATTCAATTCAAGCATTTTATTTCACATCCTTGCCAAACCGTTTCCACAGTTCAGACAATTTTTCCCAGCCATACATTGCAACAAAAGCAACAATAAATCCTGCAATAATAGCCGCCAAAATCATGTACCATAAAATTGTCATCTGAATATACTGCATATATGCCACAAATGCAGCTACAGTAATTCCAATGGAAAGTACAAACACAAGAATGTCTGTCGGCACCTTAGAAAACGCTCCTACGCCCTTGATAACCTGTGTTATTACAGATACAACAAAAGCAAGTGCCCCAATGATTGCCAAAATGATTGTCATATTGGCAATAACGCTCTGTAAAATGTCCATGATTACACCTCCTTATCATCATTAAGACGGTTTTCAATTCCGTCAATTCTGTGATGCGCTGATTTCACACTTTCCTCAACTTTAATAATCCGGTTGTCATGTGAGTTGATTTCTTTTCTCATCTCCGAGACTTCATTCTTAATATCCGTCGTGTTGTTTGAGATGGCATCCAGTTTCATATTGATGCGTGTATTTTCTTTCACGCGTTCCTCAACATCCTTTGTGTCTGTTCGCTTGTTATTCTTTAATCCCATATAGACGGAAAAACCGAGTGATAACACGCTTATAATGATTGCTGTAGATAATTCTATCGTCACATCATATACCGCCTTTCTTTGTAATTGGCACACCGCCCACCACCGCTCAATGTGTGCCGCCTGCTACGTTTTGCCAACATCGGCAAAACGTAACGCACAATCTTCTAAACTCCTCGAAATCGATGAGTTATAATGATTTTACAAACGGAAATACTCCCACAAACAAGCTTTCCCTGTCTTTCCAGCTACGGCTTACGCCGTTTTCTGAATAGCTTGCCATATAGGCTTCTCCTGCCTGTGAATGGTCGTACACGGATAAATTGACGATTACATCCTCAAACTTTTTCAAGTCTTCGGATATTTTTTCATCCGTGTAGCTTTCCGGGTAATTTCGCTTGCTTACCACTTCATTTCTTGCCTGCTTGATAAGCTGTTCGATGTAAGGGTTATCTTCTTTCTTGTCGAACACAACAACATCAGAAGTAACACCATCTTCATCCGTAACGGTTTCAATATGAAATTGTTTCAGCCTGATTTTTACCTGCTCTAATGTTGTATATTCGTCCATTCTTTCCCACCTACAATCCGAACTGCTCGATCAAAATGCGTTTCAGTTCCGCTCCACTGATTTCTTCTGCACCATCGATCCCATGTTCAGCGGCAAGTGCCTGTAAATCAGCAGTGCTCATTCTGTTAATCTCTGTCTTGGTGTACCCGCCGGAAGATTTCTCTCCCGGAACAATGTCCGGGATTTCATCTCCTGCTTTATACCATCTTCCATTGCGCTTTACTGTATATTCAGCAATCATACCGCACCTCCTACGCAACTTTCATGACAACAACGCTGTCCATGCCCTCAAAAGTAGGCAATCCGATCATTGACACAATGCAATGCGTGTTGATCGGATGATTTGTTGCGTATGTATATACCGAAATACCGGTTTCTACAATAGAAAGGTTTCCGTCTGTTAAACTTCCGCTTCTTTCTTCCGGTGTCTTTCCAAAGACATAATCTCCAAGGTACACGCCGGATGCCTGCGCTGAAATAACTCCTGTAGGAATAAAATATTTGGTGGCACCGTCTGCCGGGTCGATGTAAAGTTTGTCGTAAACTTCAATCTCGATGCCGTATCCTCTAAGATACTCTGTAACCTGCCCCTGCTGTAAACGAATACCTCCATTGTAAGCAGTAATTCCAAGCACCTGTTTCTTTGTGTCTTCTGCCTTAAGAACCATCTCCCATGTTTCTGTATTCATGCTAAAACGCGCAAGGGAATATCCGGTTTTCTTTGCAAACTCACGTTTAATCTCGATAAGGTCATCAAGTGGCGTTGCTGTTTCGGATGCAGACCATTTATCGGTATCGCTTCCGGAGATATCCTTGTAATGATCTCTCTTGTGCGCCACTCCATTGTCCGAAGTATAATCCACATAGTAGCTCTTTCCGCCAATTGTTACCTGTACTCTTGGAATACCATCAGATGGTGCTAATAACTGCCAAATCTGGCGTTCCGGCACTACTCTTGCGCCCTCAATCAGCATCATCGGTTTTTTGCTGATTTCTCTAAGCACCTGGTTTGCCATGTTGGAATTTTCTGCCGACTGGTAATTTGCATACTCCTGCTCTTCACGCTCTGTTACCATGTAAGATTCACGGTAGAAAGGCATCTCGTTCTGAATGTCCGAAAATCCACCAACGTCTCTTAACTCTGCCTGCGCATCAAAATTGGATGCCTTTAAGGATACTGGAAGACCGTTTTTCCCTTTGATAAATCTAAGCTCAAGGCTGTCCTGTTTTCTGGTTCCAAATTTCTGTCTACCTAAGTAAGGCGCAGAACCAAGCGTTTTTTCATAATTATTCCACATAACCCCAAGACTTCTTGCGGTAAATGCTTCTGATAATGGTAATGGCATTCTCTAATACCTCCTTTTTTTAATCAAAAAAAGTGACACGCGGTGTTGCTGCTTTTGCAGTTGCTTCCACGGTCACTCCGTTCGCTGTTACCTTTGCGCTGTCAATAGAACCCTGATATACATAAGTTCCCGGCGCATCTCCCATTGTTACGTCAACATCTTCCAGAAGATATCCTTTGCAAGATGCATCATTGCTAGGAAATGGTGTTCCTGCCTTTGCAATTTTCTTTCCGTTCGCATCTGCGCTTGTTACCATTGTCTGCGGAACGATGCACGCCGCACCCTCATAAGGAAAGAATTTTAAAATTCCTTTACTCTGTTTAAAGTCTCTTTCAATTGGTTTTCCCATAATTTACCTCCTATAAAACATAATGGTCTTTGGCTTCTGCATTTTTTGCCGGTTCGCCAAAGCTGATACTTTCGGCATTTTCAACATCTGCCGTTTTTTTATTCTCTCCACCTGCAGTACCGCCGCCCGGATTTTCAGAATTATTTGCAATCTCCTGTTCCTTTGCCTGCGCTGCTGCGGTTTCTTTTTCGGACATAATCTTTCCAAGTTCGGCTGTATCAAAGCTGCCATCTTCTTTTACAATTGCTTTTGCCTGCTCTGCGGTTACTTTGAAATTGGTCATAGCCTTTTCACGCAAATCTCTAATAGCATTGTTTTTTTGCAATTCTGCAATTTGCTGATTAGCTGTGTCTAATGCCTTATTTGCCTTTTCAAGTTCTGTCAGATTTCCAGCCTGCAATTCGTCAAGCTGTTTCTGTAAACCATCTGCTGTGTCAGCTTTAGCCTTGTAGCCATCGGCTCTGTCTTTCTCTTTCTTTGTTTCGCTATTGACTTGATTCAGATAATTGCTTACCTGTTCATCCGTAGGCTCTGCCACTCCGATAGCGATAAGGTTTTGTTTTGCCTGTTCTCTTGTCATGATTACCTCCGATTCACTACGCTTTTTTACGTTGGTTGCTCAACTTGTGATTTCTCCTATTTCACGCATAGGTGCAAAATTTATAAAATAAAAACAGCCACCAATTACTCGGTGACCGTTTTATCTTTGTTCATCTGGCTCTGTGTGCCATCTGTATTCATTTTATTTATCAATTCTTGTGCTTTCTGTTCCTGCTCTTCTACATCATCAATGGTTTTCCATAAAGCATCCATGTATGGCTTAGACTGCAAAAATGTTTTTTCCGAATCTCCCCAGAGTCCGACCGTTTTAATTGCAATAAGAGGATGTATGCCGCACTCTAATAGCTGATATAGTGTTTGCGACTTTGTATACATATTGTCTTGCGGGCTATGATTGATTTGCACATCAAAATCCCTCATTGACAATTTCAAATCATTGTCCTTAACGCGTATTACATTTAAGACAACTTTTGCAAGTCTCTTCTCTGCCGATTTCACAATTGGGTCTTTTAATTTTGCTCTTGTCTTTGAAAAATCCCATCCAGCCCTTAATGATACTGCTCCTTGTGTATCTCCTCCAGAGTTTTGGGACTCTCTGTTTGGTATTGCTAATATTGCCAAGGCATTGTCCCACAAATCATCTTTTGCCACCTGACACTGGCTCTGATTTAGTTCCTGCGTCATAATCTCAACATCGGCTTTGTTATCCTTGTTATTGGACTTTACCGTCAAAGCATGGCTCATTTTCATCTCTTCAAACGTTTTTTGGTCGATTTCACAGTTCACAAACTTAACCCAGTACTGAACAAACTGCTCAATTCCATCCATTCTGTTTGACTGCATATTGTTTATGGCATCCAAAATACCTATGACAAGCTCAATATCAGAAATTCTCTCATGATTATTTGGAAACTCAACAATAGGTATACTTCCAAATGCGTGCAATTTCCATTCAGAAACTACTCCATTTTGAATTTTGCATGAATAATTGTCTGTATAGCACAGTTTGTACCATCTTCCATCTTCGTCCTTAAGCTCCTGTACGGCAATCACCGGTTCTTCCGTACTCCGATTATAAATAACACAAGTATTCATCGGAGTAGGGGCAACAATCTGAAATGGTATTTCTCCATTTGCAAATCTTACCGCCTTAAAAGATGTTCCGGTTGCTGACTGCCACTCTCCTGCTTTAATGTCTTTTTCCTGTTTATTCGCATCCACAAGATAGTCATTCAGCGCATCCACTGCCCGATTAATTTCATCATCATCTTTTCGACTGATAAACTGTATTGGCTCTCCATATGTCTGTCCTACTTTGAACTGAACAATCTCATACGCATGATTTTCTACTATTTTGTTTGTAATATCAGCATTTTGCACCTTTACACGGTATAAAACAGGCTGGTCACCTTTGTAATATCGCCAAAGATATTCTATGATGGTTTTGTTGTAATAAAAATTTCCGATGCAGTCTCCCACCACATTGACAATATTATCTGCTGTGATGGTTTCAACATCAGTATATAAAATTTTTCGCCCATAACAGCCTTTAACAAGATCTTGGAGAGATTTATTATTCATAATTGGCTCCTAAATAAACGTCATCCCACTGGATGTTGACCGGATTGGAAGAGATTTTAATTCCGTCTTCCCATTCTCCGGATAAAAAACAACTTTCTTGTGGCATTTTCTACATTCCACAGAAATGTTCATTGTTGAACGCCCATCGTGCGTGGCGACTTTTCTTCCGCACTGCGGACAATATATTGTTTTTGGTATATATACCATAAGGTCCTCTTTTCTTTGCAAAAGAAAAAGCACCGGAGATTCCTATTCGATGCTCTTCCAATGGGGGGATGGTAAAGTGTTCAACTATTTGTTGACTTCTTCGATTATAACTATATCAGAAAAAAAACGGACATATCGGACAACTTTACTCTTTCATAAATCTATCAAACGCTTTTCTCACGCTGTCTTCTGTGTTATTGCCTCCTATTTGGTCGGCAACCTTATTCCAAGATTGATTTTCTAAAAATCTAAGGTTAATTATTCTTCTAATTCTGCTATCATCAACGCTTGCAATAAATTCTTCAACCTCATTGGTTTTTTCCAGCAAATCATCTTCAAGCAACTGCAACGTGGCTTTTCTAGCATAAAGAAGTGTTTTCTTTCTGCTGTACTCTGGAAAAGGTATACCCTCAATCTTAAAATGCTGTTTACCGCCATCGCCGCCGCTAACAGAATCTATAACCATTTCTCCGGCTTCGATTTTACTTATATCTTTTTCAAGCCGTTCTATCTTTAATCTTACTTCTTTCACCTCTTCTTGCAGGTCTGAATATTGTGATAAAACTTCCTTTGTTACCATAAGATATTAATACCTCCTGAATGGGTTTTGCGCTGCTTCAACTCTTGCTATTCTTTTATTGCCATAAATCATGTCACATAATTGTGCCGTAGAGTCTATCCCGTCATCATGCTTCATTTTCCCTTCAAAAGTAGCAGACAAAATATTTTGAAAATACTTTCTGTACTCTTTTGTTTGATATTTCATGTCCACAAAATGAAGTTTTCGTATGTCTGGAGCATGATTTTTGATTCTATCCATTTTTGCAGTCTGATTGTCTGCCGGATCATGACTTGTGTTAATAGGGTATCCGTCTTTTTCCCATATTTTTTCACAGTCTGTGCGGTATGCTGATGTTGTCTTTGTTTCCTCAAAATGGACTTCTGCTGTCTTATTATTAAATTTATCTAAATGTCTTTCCATTCGTGAAGTAACTTCCGGTATGGTAATTTCCTTATCACCGTCATTGTAGACAACATCAGTAATATAATGTTCTCCGTCAATCTCATAGCAGATAGGCATTGATACAAAATCACCGCCACCATAAGCAGGGTCATTAGCTGCAAATATCCTATCAGGTCTTATTCCTTCAAGTTCTGCCGGATTAAAGAAATTCATAATATCGACATTGAACATCTGACCCTTTCTTTCAATAGGCTCCTGTTGATACTGTGCAAACCATGATGCCATATCGTCATTGTTTTCAAAAGATGCCATACGTCTTTTGTAATCAAGAGTTGTATATCCCAAATGATACGGATAATCAAAATTGCTTTCTCCGTTTTCATTTAGGGCAGGAATAATAACCTCTCTGTGCCGTATGCCTTTGTATTCAGGATCATTTTGTAATAGGTCTAAACGTCTACCTTGAACGTCCTTTTTCGCCCAACGTGTTCCTATCCCCAACAATTTAGCCTTTCCAGGCTTAATTCTCGGCATAAAGTTGTTGTCGAATTTTCCCCATACAGTATTTTGCCTGTCTTCACTCAATGCTTCATCAATACCGCTGAATAAGTCATCATAAACTCCAAGCCCGTCACAGTCACAAGCACCATTCAATGTTCCGTAAATGCTTCGCATTGTAAATGTTGGGTATGTTTTTTTACGTATAAGGTCTACTGTCAAATCTTTTCCGTCAGTAACCAACTTTTTCTCTACTATATTTGAATATATTTCAGCATACGTGTATGTCGGGTCCGTAATCATTTCTATGATACCGTCATAGTAACCACCAGTAATTTTGTCTGAATATGCCGAATACAGATTAGATCGCTCTGGCCTGTTAGAACCAAACCACAGATTTCCCATTTTGACTATTTGTGTCTTGCCGATTCGTCCAGGGCAAAATACCATTCCTTCGTCCAGCACATCATCGTACAGATCTTGAATAAGCTGCGCTACCTGCCGTAATGGATTTATTCTCGGCTGATAAAATCTCTCTTCTACCGGTCTATTCTTTTCCATGTATAGCATGAAACTTTCAAATCGGTAATGTGCTTCAATCAGAAGAATTTTGTAATAGTCATCAACAAGGGTGTATTTTTCTTCATGTTGTTGGCTGTATTTTTCAAGGTCAAGTATTCTACCGCCTGTCCTACCCATGCAAAAACGCTCTACAATGCCCTTAGAACGGCTTGTAAGTTGTAATCCATACTGAATATCCTTTTCTGTATTTATTGCCACTCCTGCCGCTTCTATGTACGCGTCAATGACCTGTTCATCTATTCTATGTGTATTTATGTAATTTTCATATCCATTTACTGTGGAAATTAGGCTTGAACTTGCCAAAAGAAAAGCACCTCCGCAAAAAAGCAGAAGTGCCTTAAGACCTCTGCCAATAATTTTTGTTGGTTAGCGACTAACTCCGTTTGTTAGCCGGTAATAATTTTTAAATTCTTGCTGTACAGTTTTCGACCTCAAATTCCTTGCTTTCGCCGTTATAAATTGGAACTCCATTCTTGTCCGTATTGTATCTATCAAACACACATACAGTATTTATGCCATTTCCAACACAGTCTGCATGAAAGTCTATGTTGTATACCTTTTTCTGCCATTTTCCGTTAGCATAAATCTTTGTGTAACCGCCTTTTCTTGTTTTAATGATTATTTTACTTCTTGTTTTCTTCATTTATTCACAACACCTTTCTTGAAACTTCGGCACATTCTTTTCTTTTATCGTCATTGGTGCATTCTCTGTCTGTGTTATATCGGCAAAAGGTCAGGTTGCATTTTTTATTATTAGGTTCGATAGGCTCTTGTTTATAAAAACATTCATAAAGTTTTTGCCTGTCTGCCTCGTTATTTGCCACAATAACAAGTTCATCTTCTAAATTGGAACAATCTATAGGCTCGCCGTTTCTACCGCCTATTTCGCGCGATTGTGCTTCTCTAAGTGCTTCACGCTCTATTGATTCAATTACTTCTGCCATGCTCATTCTTCAATACTCCTATCAAATCATGCATTTAAATCAGTAGTTTTTAAATATTCAACGAACTGTGCCCAAGCCTGTTCGCATGTTAAATCGCCAACAGGATTTTGAACATAGTATTCTTGGAAATATTCCCTGGCCTTTTCTTTTTCATCTTCGGAATATGAATCCCATTTAGAAACTCCAGATTTCTTTTTGAAAAATTCACATTCATGTTCACTGTCAGCAAATCCAGCACCAGGAATCCATTTTCCCGAATGGTTGCACATTTCAGCCATCCCTACAACTTCGTTTCTATCAAATCCAAGGTAAGCACAATCATAACACGTCATTCTTCAACCAACTTTCTGCCGCACATCGGACAAAATACAATATCAAAGTATCCTTTCGCCATACAGTAGTTTGAATAAATCACAATTCCGGGAACTTTGTCCCCTGTATTCATCATAATTTGCGCATTTGTCAAATTCGTTTCATTTGCACACTTCTGAATGGGAATATTAGCGCCGAATATTCTGCCGTTATCGTAATCCTTGCAAAATTCACACATTTCAATCACTTCCTTATAAACCTAGGTTCACAATCTTCCAAAGTTGTTACTTCTATCATTTCCGGTTCATTTCTGCAAAGCCTTCCGTTTGAATCAAAATATGGTTCCAGTTCTATCTTCGTACGGAAACCATATGGAGTTTTGCAATAAGGGCATGCTTTCTTGTCACTTTCAATTGGTGCGCCACAATTTGCACAATTTAAAACCATATTTATACCTCAATCAAAGTATCAATCAGATCCACTAATTCCTTTTCCGTCTTTTCTTTTGGAGTTTTTCTAAATCTTGTGAAAACATACTCCAAAATAGCTTTTATCTTCAAACATTCTTCCGGACTTGGAAAATAATTCTTCGGACGTGCAGTTTCTTTGCATATATACTCTGCATTTTCCATGCCAAGACAGGATAAACGACCGGAATATATTGGTAATGCACTGCATTTGAATAATTCAGCCTTAATCACTAAATGTTCTTTGTCGTATTCAAAATTCTTATCATGTGCCTTTAATTTTTCTTCGATTCCATCAAGGAACTCAACGCATTGCTTTGTTGAATAGCCAACATAAACAAATTCAAAATACATACTCACACCCCATTTTGCGTAAAAAATACCAACCATCGAATAGCGGCACAAGGAATCGAACCTTGTCATACCAAACCATGCCAACCGCTTTCAAATCTGCAATTTCTATTCACGGAAGTGTTTTATGTTACCAATGATACCGCTTACCATCCATACATCTTCCATCGACCTGAACTATTGCAGTAGTGCCAGACTAAGTGAAGATAAGGAATTGATGTGGCGTGGATTTGCACCACACAGGAGTGTACAATCTGGTCATCTATGTTGTCGGTTTCAACCAATTCTCTACGACAATTCCGTTTACCTATTCCGTCACACATCAACACCCAATTTTGTTCGGGCAAACGCAGTGTGTAGGATTCGAACCTACAAGGCGAATAAACGCCCGACCGGATAGCAACCGGCTCCAATTCCATTATGGGAACACTGCCGAATTTTCTTGTATCGCCAAGAACATTAGGAAAGAAGCGGCGGGAACCTTTCTTGCTGGAGTTGTGCCCGCAGGTGGATTTGAACCACCATTCTGCTACCTTGCTTACTCCGATTATTTCAAATGGAAAGTGCCGGAATCGAACCGACCTCACGGATTATTGGTGCACCTCACCGTAATTGCTTCCTTACGATATACCTTTCCATGTGCGTTTCCATGCTCAGCCAGCGAAGTCGAGCATGGCGTTTTTTATCTTCGCAGGGCATCCGCCAGTTACCTGCTAGTTGGTAGCTATCCAACCACATGGGGAAGAGAGGAATCGAACCTCTATTGTTTACCACTTGGGAACTGATTTACAGTCAACCGCAACACCTCCAATCGTTGCCGCTTCCCCAAAACCGCCCTCAGACGGTTAGCAATCATATTTTTCGTGCCATGCGTTGCACTATCCTGTGTGATATCACAGGAAATAGGCTGGTGAGGATTTGCACCTCACATAACAACGACTTTCCACAACGGGTAACACCATTAACAGGTTCCTTCATTGCCTTGTTGATTCAATGACTTGTTCCTAACCAAAGCGTGGTTGTCTTATGCTTAAGCGTCTACCTTTTCCGCCACAGCCTAATTGCATTTTTGACAGCTCAGGCACCGTGGGATAGGCACCCGAACTATCAATAGGAATCCGCCTGTATTGCTCGTCAGCAAATTACGGGACAACCATCATCCAACAACAAGCGGTCTTCCGCCTTGCCGTACTTCGCGGCAAACGCCACCGGACGGTCTCGCACCGTCCTTAACAGAAACGTCCTAGTAGCGAAGGAGACGAGTAGGTACTTTTACGAAACAAACAATAATGCTTGTTTCTCAATCGGAACGGCAGGAATTGAACCTGCGACCGCTCGGATATAAGCCGAGTGCTCTGCCAACTGAGCTACGTTCCGCTACGGCATATTAAAATGCCGCAATATAGGATTTTTTATCTTGTTTTATATTTGCTCACGGACATCGGCATTGAATCGCACGCCGAGTTATTCTGATTCAAGCTGTTTTGTCTGTGAGCTTAAGTTATACCGGATGCTCCGATTTCTCGCTCTGGTGCTCGGCGTCGCTATCCAGATCGAGCAAATCTCCGGTGATGTCCGGTCCTTTTGATTTTGTTACATGTATTCTTTCCTCTGCACAAATGATAGGCAGCTGATCGCAAATATCAAATATTGGACTATAAAACATTCTGTTACCTCCACATCAGAAACATGTTCAGCAACAGCAACATCACAAGTACCCATAATGCAATTGCTGTTTCTTTGTCTTTGGATTCTCTGCCAGATACAAATAGTATCAGCATAAAAATAATATCCAGCGTCGATATAATCGTTTTAATAATTACCATGGTTGTTTTCCTCTCACAAGTTTCTTTAGCAGGATTCGAACCTGCGAATACTGGAATCAAAATCCAGTGCCTTTTCACTTGGCAAATGGGCGATATTACATTTGTTGTTCTTTCAGTTTCCAATTCCTATCAGGCGATTCAACATCAATACTGCCGCTTCTTTGAAATCCTCTTTCCCAATATCAAGTTCATACCCGTTCTTATCCCTAGAATCCCAAAACTTGTCATCCAAAGCGCTCAACATACTTTCCAAGAAAATGTGATACAGTTTGTCACTATGCATTAACTCATTTCGCAAAACTTCAGATGCCTGTTGAACCGTCTCTGGTGTAAATTTGAATCTAATGTCACCGTTCATATCAATATCCGGCGAACCAATGGTTTCAAAAGTGAATTGTGGAATTTCATCCGCTGAGACATGAAAATCAACGCTTTTGACGCATTCAATCTTCTTGCCGTCTATGTAGCATTCAGTTCTCAACCAATCTTCATTTTGGTTTACGACCTTAACTCTTGGAATTCCCATACATATACACCGCCTTTTTGTTAAATTTTATTTTTGAAAATCGTTATCGAATGTAACTTTTTGAATTTTTATCTGATGTGAAAATTTGATATGTTAATCAATGCTGTATATATGGCATTCTTTCTTACCAAAGGCACGTTCTTTTTTGTGGTAAAAGCATTCTCTCTTTAACCGGAATATCTTCCCCTTCTCGCCGCCGCGATCAAGTAAGGTTCTATGTGCTTTCCTCTTTTTGCTTATGCTCGTCATTCCAGATCTCCTAGTTGAATTGGACTATGCACGAAAAGGTCTTTTTGTTTTTGAGGATATTTAAAGGACTTAGTAGTGCTGATTTTCTCAACCTATCAAACCCCCTCCCCATCCATGCCGAATCATGCTTTGAACATTGATAAATTGTTTGAATTGTTCGTTAAATTCCATTCGTATTTTACAACTATTCGCAAAACCCTTGTTTTGTGTAATGTATCAACGATTTAATGCGCCTTAAGACCATTAAACACTGGACTTTAAATTGTTTGAATTGTCTATTGCGTTTTTCTCGCTTTTTTCAACCAGAATTGTCGGAGTTGTTCGGCAATCCTATACAATTATTAGCCCCAAGATGTGGCAGTTCTTCGGCTGTCAACGCTCTTGCTCTGGATCCCTGATCTCTAACGCCCGGCATATTGAAACCGCAATACTTGTTGAGTGATGGCATGTAGCACATTGGGTTATTCTTCCCAGAAGTCTGTAAACCTACAAGACTTTCCTCACGCATTTCGTCAATCTTTTTGCAAATGTCGGAGCCTGATGAGCCTAGCTGTACGCCATTAACCCATCCATTTAGTGTATCTCTATGTATTCCGGTAAAGAATACAAACCCTGTAATATTAATTATCTTCTCATAGTCATTGCAAAGGTCTATATATAAATCTAATATATTATTAACCTTGTGTGTGTCATATGCATTATTGATATTATTATCATCCTTAAGATATTTTGGATTTATTTTAAATACATGCTCATAAACATATTTACAACAGTTATACCATCTGTTCTGCGATACTTTGCACATATCCTCAATGCTTCTCTCTTCCATCCAGAGATTTATATACATGTCAATGTCATCTTTAAAAACATCAACGGTATTATTATTTATTTCCTGATTTTTGACTGCTGACATGTTATATATCTCCTCTCTCCAGTACTGGAATACTTAAAATAAAAAATGCAACTGATACAATCAGATCATGATGATCTCGACTGTACCGGCTGCATGAAGTCCGTTTCTTTCGGGACCTCGACGGCTGCCGCCGCCCGTTGCCCGAATGCTTTTTAATTTAACAAAACAATATCATTCTATCATTTTCTTGTCAAGGTATATTTTAAAATTAAATT